TTCACACTAGATGAAAGTGGTGCAAGAGTTATTTGTATATTTCCAGGATCTATCATCTCTGGAAAAAGATTTCTATTAAAATTTATAGCATAAAAATAATCACCATTCTTTCCATTCTTAAATGGCACTTTTCCTTCTGTTGTATGAAAATACTCCATCAAATAATTTTTGAAAATTATTTTTGATGGATAAACTTTTGTAAATTCATCGGCATAATAACCAGATCCAGATCCATTTATATGACCGTATGTTATATCACAAAGAGTCTCACAATTTTGTTCATTTTCAGGAGAAGACAACATTCTTAAAAAATATCTTGAATCCCCAAACGTAGAAGATGTGTGAAATGTGTTTACTCGTTCTCCTCTAAATTTGAATAAACCATATTTTCTATATTTTTGTTGAACTATTGAATAATCTCTTGGTGATCTAAATTTTTTGAATACTCTTGATTTTAGAGTAAACAAAGGAACTTCTGGAGGAGCAGGTGCAGATTGAGGTGATTCTAATAAAAACGTAACAACATCATTGTTTATTACCGCTCTATATGAATCTTTTGTTGGGAAACCATTATCAACTTGAAACTTAACATATGAACGTACCATTTCAAGAAGATACTTGTTTATTTGAAAACTTAATACATTCATATCAATTTATTAAAGTTGTTGATAAAACAGTTGGAACATTTGCTAAAGTTCTAAATATCTCACCCAATCTATTTCTTTCTTGAATAAGAGCTGCCCTTACTTCATCAGTAATAGTAACACCGATAGGAGATTTTTCTAAATTTTCAGCATCTATTATGAAAGGTAATTTTTGAACGGTTCGTGGTAATGTATCTACTAAATCTTCCAAATTTGAAATTGCCTTATCCAATCTAGTTAAATGTATAGAAGATAATGCACTTGGATTTGTATTTATTGCCTCATAAAATAAAATTGAATCTACTGATCCATTTATATTTATGTTGAAAATTTTTCTAAAAAGATTCAAAGCAATAGTTCTCGCATCCATATCTGGTAAAACGGATGGGTAGTCTCCTAAAAATGATCCAGATAAGGTTGTTATTATTTCGGATTCAGTTATCATATTACCAATTCAATCTTATTTTTATTAAAACATCATTTTCTTTTGTTTTCTTTATTGGTCTGCTCAATTTAGCAACTGCAATCAAATCTCGTTTACTATTATACAAACCAACGGTTGTTATGTAAGTCATTGGGTTATCAATAAAGCAGGCATTTTTTATTTTTCCTTTATTTTCACCTGAATCATAAACATAAGTTGGATTTGTGCTGTAGTTTGCCTCACCGGATGGTATTCTGACAAAATAATGATTTGTTGTTTTGAATTTTACATTTCTAGCACGCATTGGTTTTCCAACAGCCGCGGCACCACTTATTGCAGTAAATAGTTTGAATGAATTATCACCATTGATACCACTTCCACTAACAGAATTAAATGATGCAGAAACATTCAATTTATGTCCGTCTAAAACTATAACGCCCAAATTTGGATATACTTTACCATAAGTTGTTAAATCTTCGTTTGTTTGTATAGTTCCTTCTCCACTGGAATGTATTCCATTAGAAAGTGAACCACTAACAATGTCATAATAATAATTTGGATCATCATTTGCACAAGTATCTTCATTTTCAAAAATTGCAGAATTGTCAATCAGAGAAAGTATTTTATTCGATGAACTAACTTGAACATTACTGCCAGTATGAACACTATTTTCTATACCACTACCACTCAATTCTGCAATGTTTATTTCAAAATTTCCAATATCAAGTTTGTCACTTAAACCATTTCGATAATAGTTTATCACATAAATATCGTCAGGAGTTTTTAATTCTCCGCCATCATAGAATGTAAAATTCTTCTCATGTGGATCAAGTGTCAATAGTCTATATTGTGAGTAAATAGCTTTACTTGGACTATCATCTTTTTCATAACCACTTGATATTGAACCAGAACCTTTGTAATTACCGTATGCAACTGCAAAATAAGCAGTTCTACCACAGTCGTCACAATCAGTTACTTCATAGTAGTATTCTTTTTGTGTAACAGTTTTTGTAGAAGATGTATGATAACAGTCAAGTGATTGTGATAAATTAAATAAACCCTTTATAGATTTTTTACGCATTCCAGGAAGTATGTCAGTTCCATATAAGAAAGGATGATGTAATCTTCCAATTCCAGTTCCTTCAAAACAATCCGGTTTTTGGCGTCTATTATCTGTTAAACTCTGACCTACCGTTAAACGATATGAAGCGGCTTTTGATCCTGGTTCAGGAGCTAAAAATCTTTGGTTCAACTCTTTCCGTGATGCATAAACGGTTGGGTTATCATCCAAAGGATTTTTGAATGATATTTCTGGATAAGTTAGATAATGGGTTAATATCTCAACTTCATCACAACCACAAGGATTATCTAAATCAACTTGCCATGATGATTCAACAGTTTCCACAGGAAGACAATTTTGATTAGATCTATTTAACTGAATCGAATCATATTGTTTCCATGATGTGCCAGGTTCACCCGGAAATCTACCGGTAATTAGCACAGTTTCGGTTGCCTCTGAATAGAAATATCCATCTTTTGTTGTAAGCAATTCGCCATTTGAATTTTGTCTTGCTCCAAATGCAGAAGATTTTTTCAGTTCTGAAACAACCCAATTCCAAATATCACTGCCCTTTGTTCTATAATTTATTTCTACCCTACCCAATCCAGGTTGCTGACAGAAAATTTTGAATGGAACCTTTTTAATTCGTCTTACACCCCAATTATATGTAACGGGAATACCCTCTAAACATGGATTGTTAGGAATTGTTTCAAAAGTAGTTCCTCGAACTGACAGCGATGGTATAAGACCATAATTTGTTTGTAAAGTTTTAACATCTACATTTGATCTTAAAATATCTACTATTGGTCCGGTTACTTCTCCTGTTGTTGGATTTATACTATTCAAGTTCAATAAATTTTGACTTGTTAAAGCAGATGGATATTCATAATCAGATGTACCAAATTGATCATCTAATACTATATTCCACATCTGTCCTTGAACTGATGCACTTGATCTATAATACGGAGATGTACAGTCTACTGATGATGCAATATCAAAAGCCCAAGTCAATCTTCCATAAAATCTATCAACATATTGTCCTCTGAATTTATCAGATGTTATGACTATGTCACCATTTTCATCTATTGTTCCAAACTCATCATCTATTGTCCCATTTTGATTTCCGTTTCCGTTTCCGGTTGAAAGATTTTCTACTTCTCCTGTAACTTTTGAATCAATCAATGATGTTATAGTATTATTAAGTCTATCGTTTGTTGGGTATTTTACAACTAACGTTGTATTGGTTACAACATCTTGATATGATATTCCACCATATTCAGTTCTTGCCATATAGAAAAAGTTTTCTATTATTCCCATTCCAGAAGCAGAACGTTCTGCTGTATCCTGATACCAATTTATACCAGCATAATCGTAATCTTGGACTATTTTTGGTAATGTTGTTGCAAAGCCAGTTAATATAGGTCCAGATTTGAAAAAGGTTTCTTCTTTTGGTAATCTTGAAAAGTTTGATAAAACACCAGTATTTCCAGATACAAATGGAAGAAAGCCATTTAATAATTGTTCCGTTATATTATCATAAACTATTTCACCAGGAAGAACTTCTATTTCAGTTATCTTTTCATATATTTTTTGTAAAATACTTATGAAATCATAATAGTAATTGTATTTTATCTTACCAACAGAATTTTGGGTAGAATTTTGTCCGTTTACTATCTGAATATCACCACGAGAATTTTCAACAAAATTGTAATAAATGTTTGGATCAATTGTTACAGTAAATAATGTTGTTGCAGTTCCGCCAGGACAAGCAGCAACCATTGATATATCAAGTAGTGGTGTAGGTTTTATATTAAACCCATAAAACCTTCTTGGATTATTGCTAGAATTTTTTTGTCTTATTTTGAAACTATAAAGTGGAACACATGATCCTAAATTTACAAGAGCTGCAGCATTACCAGCTCCACCAGCAGTCAAAGGTGGTGGTACACCGGCAGTTAATCCAAAAGTAGAAGGACTCAATCCAGGAGCAGATGCAAATAATGCCGGTGTTGCCGATGTTGAGTAAAGTGGTGCACCAGCTGCACCAGCTGCACCAGCTGCACCAGCTGCACCAGCTGCACCCATTGGAGCCATCATAGGAGCAACAGCTATGGCATTGGATAAAGGTGTTCCAAAATTAAATCCCAATGGGACAATCGGTATATTGTTACCAACACCAAGTCTAGCACCCGGTCTTCCAACTTGGTCACCTGATGTGGTTAGCCCTAAATTTGTATCTGTTAGTATTCGTCCACGAGTTCTAATATATTCCCTTCTCAATCTTTCTCTACGGATAGCATCTTCGGTTGGTCTTCCGCCACCAAGATTTTCGCCTTCTTCAGGTATAAGTTCGCCTGTTCTTGGATCACGCAGACCTTCACCTTCCCATCGAATACCACCGCCACTTACAAAATCCGATCCAGGATCATCAACTCCTATTGGATCAAAATATGTTCCATCTATAAATTCAAGACTACCCATTTCACTCGTTTTTACACCGACTTTTGTTCCACCCAATTTGACTTTTTTCTTTCTAACAGTTCTTCCAGACAATCCTCCACCGGTTGGTTCTACTGTGTCTCTCAATAATCTGTATAAACCTGCACTCATTGTGGTAGAATCTGTCCAATTTTTAGTTCTATTTGATCCATCAATTTCTGGTACAACTTCATCGAGAACCCCATCTCCATTTGTGTCCATTGCAACATACCAAATAGGTTGTTGTCTATTTACATAATTTGCGGGTGTTTCATTATTAAATGGAGAAGAACTGTTCCTTGTTGCTAACCAAGTAGTGTATACTACATTTCCTCCTGTCTGTTGAAGATAGACTCGGTATACATCCAACAACAAACGATATTGAAGATAAATTTCTCTTAATCTAGTATTAGTTACCGCCATTGTATCATTTTGAGATAAATACGGATCACTCATAGCAAAATTTGCATTTACAATTAAAGTATCCAGATAATCTATTGCTGCAATAATTGAGTTTAGATCATTATTCCGTATACCATTTATACCATTGTTTAGAAGAGATCTAAGGGTGTCATTTAATAGAACATCCATGCGTATTTTCCTTAATAATCAAGTTTTACTTTAATAACTACTTCTCGGTCAAACGATTTTTGTATTGGTTTACTTAGCTTAGCAACAGCAACTAAATTGTTTGCATCATCATACAAACCAATACTTGTGATATAGACTTTTGGATCCATAATCATACTTTCATATTTCAACACATTATTTTGATTGAAAAAACTTGGATTATTAGTATAATTGTATTCATCGGAATAAACTCTTACAAAATAATAAGTTGAAGCAACAACCTCACTGGTTCTTCCCTTGAAAGAAAAAGATGCACTATCTATTGACATCGCACCACTTATAGAAGTGAACAATCTGATGGCATTGTTGTCACCGAATAAACTTCCTGTGTAATTTTCACTTGAAAGTGGAACTCTACTTGCAGATGTAATGAATGATGCAGATGCATCAGCTGCCTTACCATTTAAGATAATCATGCCATGGTCAGGATAATATAAACCCCAAGGAGTAGAATCTGATGTTACTTTTCCTGTTGTAAGTGATCCACTAACAACATTGTATATTCTGCCACCTTGAACCGATAGTTCAGTTGTTGTTGTGCCGGAATCATCAATCAATGTGATTACATCTTTTGCACCATCAACTGTTCCATCTGGTTTTAATTGAGAAAGTGAAAGTTCCCATGTATTAGTGTCCATTCTATCTTTATATCTAGATCTATTTACATTAAGAACATATATGTATTCTGATATTTCAGAAACGGTTCCATTTGTAAATGTAAACTGATTTATTCCAGGTGGAAGCAACATTTGTTTATATTGTGAATATATTGCTTGTGTTGGATAATCATAATCTTGAGCACCATATGATCCAGTAGATGAACCACTACCCCTTGCATGACCAAACGCAACACTAAATTGAACTTCAGCATTTGGAAAATTAGATTGGCTGTTGTATACCTCATAAAAGTATCTTTTTGTTGCATCGGACTGATCAGATGATGTAAATACAGTATACAGGTCTGTGTTGTTTCCTGTCCACAATGGAGCAGTAATCAATTCTCTACGATTTCTACCAACAGCATCATTAGAAAAACGTTTTAATACAAAAGGTGTAACAGCCATAACAATCAATACTCCAATTTTATAGTAACGGATAATTCATTTGTATAAGTTTTCTTAATTGGTTTACTCATTTTAGCAATGGCAAGCAAACTCACATTTCCATTTATATCGGGTCCATACAAACCAATAGAAGTTATGTATGTTACTGGATTATCATGGAATCTGTTATTTTTTATTAAACCTTTATCATTTCCAGCTTGATAAACATATGTTGGATTACTTGTATAGTTAAAATCACTGTTTGTGACTCTACAATAATAATAAGAACAATGTTTTACAGATATTGCACGAGCGGTAAATCCTTCCTGATAAATTGAAGCAGCACCTGATATAGATGTAAACAATTTATATGAATTATCACCATTTATATTACTACCGGTAACACTATTGAATGATGCAGAATGATTTAACGCCTTTGCGGAAATTAAAATGATACCCTGACTTGGATAAACTTTTCCATAATAATGTCTACTTGAATCTGAATAAATTCCATTTTGCAAACTTCCACTAACAAGGTTTCTTACATATGACGTTTGAGAAAGAGTTTCAAGTTGATCCAAACCATCTCCTGAATCATCTATTAGTGTAATTATTTTCGGTGTTGAACCTGAAACTTGGACATTACTTCCAGTATGAACATTGTTTGCCTTGCCACTTCCACTTAATTCAGCAAAACTTATTTCAAAATTGCCAGGATCAAGTTTATCGCCAAATTTATCTCTGTTTATATTTATCACATAAAAATCTTCAATGGCTAGTGGAAGATTTGGATCTATTGTATCAGCGTTTGATCCAGAAAGATAAAATCCACCTTCATCTCCGTCAAGACACATTGATTTATATTGAGAATAAATTGCACGAGATGGTGTATCATCTGCCTCACCACCTTCGTTCAAAGATCCAGAACCACTGATGTGACCATATGCAACAGAAAACATTCTTTCTTCGTCACATGATAGTGAAGCTGATCCCCAAATTTCATAATAATAATTTTTGGAAGTATCTGTTTGAGTAGAACTTGTAAAAAATGTAAGTAGTTCTGCTGTTCCAGTATTCCACAATCCTCTTGCAGTTCCAGTAGTTGTTGGTTTTGCCTGATTTGGAGGGAAAAACTTGTAAATCTGTGCAAATGTTGGTTCTTGTACGGCCATAATTAAACCTCTATAACTTAAATAATTCTATACTATAAATTAAACATTACTAAATGAAATAGGAACTACAATTCTTGAACCATATCTTGTATTTGTAACAATCATTTTTGTGGATTTTCCATCAAGAGTATCCGGCAGCCAACGGCCATTTATACCAATTACAAAATCCAATACTGGAACATTATCAGAGGTAGTATTCCATGTGATTGATTTACCAGACATGGGAAGTTGTTGTACACCTTCATTTACAGCCAATACTGTGAAGTATGTTGTATCTAAAATTGTAAATGTATACCCACCTGCATTAGTTTTAAGCGCTGATCCTCCACCACCGGTTTCATTCCATTGTTTGACCAAAAATTTAAGATTTGGGGTATCTATATCATCCGGTGTCAAATCTAATGCACCACCATTAAAAGTTAGGTTTAATGAACTTGGTGTAGCTTCAATATAAGGTATTGATTTTGTTCCTTCACTCAATGTAATCAATTTGTATTTCATTGATTGTGTTTCATCAGGAACAGCTTCTGTGATAGGCAAATTCTCAATAACTATGCCCATTTTATCATCACCCAATGGATGACTTTGATTCCATAAATCATAATCAATCTCATCATCAGCAAGAGCAAATTGCGTAATGTTAAAAGATGATGCTCCCCTTGCTAAAAGTTCTCTACCTTTTTTTGTGAGGATTGCGTCTACTGTAACTACATTATTGTTTAAGTAACCCATTGTAAAACTCCTTGTTAGAAAATTATTCGTATACTTCTATAAATATAACAATTATTCAAAAATATCAAATTATTTTGGATTATCTTCTTTGTGATCTTATTCTTTGTAACCATTCTGGTAAAACTTCAAAAGGCAAAACCAAAATAATTAAAGCACTTGGATCTTCATTTGCATCCAAATATGTATAGTTTGGCGTATACATTGGAAAAGATATTTTGTTTGTAACATCGTTGTCTGGTAATTTACATCCATCAAATCGTGCATTACGAACAGAAGTTGTATAGTTACCTTGATTCATTTGTCCTGCCGGTAAATACTCAAAAGAACTCCAATTTGTTCCTTCTGGATTCAAAGATGATGTATAGTAAAACTTAAATGTTTTGTAAAAATTTTCATCGCGGGATGAACTAATCATTTGAAATAAAGAAGTTCTTTTATTAAAGGAATTATTTACAGTATACCATCCAGTTCCCAATCCTGTTGTGCTTCCATGTATTACATTTGTTCTATCAAATGTGTTTGAAAACCCTAAATCCAAACTGCCAAATACATCAAGTATTGTATTGTTCTTACCAATCAAAGAATTTTTTCCTATAACTTTAATAAGTCCGGTCATATTGGTTATAGTATTATCGATAAATCTAGCAGGTTCTTTGTTTATAGTTCCCCTTTGATCATAAGATTCTGCAATTATTTCTCGTTGTCTTGATGAAATAGTTCCATCTGTAAGTGATGCATCAATTATTAAATTTGCATTAACATCAACATCATCTTCTAGGTTTTCTGTTTCCGCCTCAAATGTTTCTTCTATATCAAATTCACCGGCAATGTTTGTAAATTCACTTGGTATATCCTCATCGAAACCAACAAAAACAGTTGTTGATTTTGAATTATTTACATCACCGATAATAACAGCTGAAGCAGATATTTCAGATGTATCTCTAACATATCTATCCGAACCCAAACCACCAAAATCTTTTGATGTTTTTACTTTTGATCTTTCAAGTATGTTTGGTTCTATAACCAATCCAAGTATTTCGTTTGCACGAACAGGAAGTGTTTGGCGTATTTGATCAAATAAACTAAAATCAAATATAGAAACCAATCTTAAATACGAACTAAAATCATTTCTATTTGTATATTTTTTCCAATACTCTCTTGCAAATTGTTTTAATCTTGGATATTCGTCTCTTTTTGTATTTTCGTATTCACCAAAATAATCATCTATTACAGCATTACCTATTGATTCATATATGTCTTCATTTATTATGTGTTGTGGCGAAAATGCAACCATTAACTTATTTGAATCTATTGAAAAATTATCAAATGCAGTTACTGTTGATGATCTATCTTTTGTTAAAGATCCTTGAAGTGATGCAGAATCTATCCTAATTTTTTCGGAGAATGGTGTATTATTTGCAACAGTTGCAACTTCCATATTGTAAACTTCAACGGTTGATTCAAACAAATCTCTACTAAATCCATTGAAGTAAGCATTCTTTGGTGAAGTGAAGAAATTAAATTTTGTTTGATCGGGATGCATACTTTTTATACTGGAAGTTAATTCAGCATTAAAAGGTTGCCAAAATTTCCATTGTGCTTGTAAATCATAAAATGATGATGTTGATGTGTTACCGTTATATGCACGGGCACCCATTACATGATTATTGAAAGAAGATTCTATTAAAGGTTTTGCCCAATATCTCAATTCAAAAATAGATCCCGATAACATTTTATTAGTTTGAGGATTTGATCCCGAACCTATGTATAAATATCCATCAGATGACCAAGCATTGTTGTAATTTGATTCTATTGATCCCGTTATTGAAATACTTGCACTTCTCTCAACTACAATTTTTCCATACTTTGAAGTTTTTAATATAAAATCGTATGTATTATCAGACGAAAGTGTATCAGTTGATTCATTTCTACGAATCATTATGTTCAATGGAACATCATCATATAGATATTCGTCTTTTATAGATGCAGATTTGTAACTTGTCCCATCTCCCAAATAAAAAGTCAAATCACCTTTTTCTGCAGATCCAGTTCTATGAACAGTAACATACCAATCCAATCTACTACCAGTTGTTTCTTTTTGTAAAACAGTTTGTAATTCGTTATTTTCATAACGATACAACTGTGATGGATTCATTTTCCATCTAAAAGTTAGTGTATCTGGATATTGCCACTGATTATTTTCATTGTTAATTCTTTCCCAAGGCAATCTGACATAACTAGATGTAGGTGGTTGTTGTAAACTACCAACTAAATTCAAATAATATGTATGTTTTTCCCATTCTGCTCTAGGAACAACACCCAAATCCGCATTATCCGGTCCACCAAATTCTCTAATAGTTAATAGTGTTTGTGGAATACCATAAGCAGATAATAGTGCCTTAACACCTCTAGCAGTTCCCTTTGATTTGTAAATGTAAGGCAAATTGTTCAATACTCTACGCCAAACTTCTTTTGTTCTTTCTTCTTCACTTTTTGAATGTTCTTTGCCTACCGTATTTCTTCCTGCCCAAATTGGTTCACCACTACCACTTACACCTAATGCATATTCCCATAAATCTTTTGTTCTTGTTCCACTAGAAAGAGTCCAACCTAAATTTCGTGTTGCTTCATAAATAAGGTCTTGTGATAACCCGTCTTTTGGGTGTTCTTCTCTTAAATTCTTTTTTAATATGTGGTCAGTATAAAAATATAAAATGTCAAAGTGCTGACCAATCATGTTTACAAATGTAAGTATTTGTTCATTATCGGGATTATCAAATATATGTTCCGGTAGTGATTTAATCAACGCAGAATCATTTACCATATCAAAATCGGTTGCTACATCTAAAACAGTGTTATACCATTCTTCTACTTGAATACTTGAACTTGAATATAAATTAAATTTACCTTGTCTTGTTAATATATGATAAGTGCTTCCAGTTACTTCGTATTTTGGAAATGGTTGTATTGATGCAGTAAGTTCACTTGTATATCTTAAACTTGCAGTTGTTTCATAGTATAACCACTTTTCAAATTCATCAAAACCAGAAACAACCGATTCTCTTAACATTTTTACTTTTGTTTTGTTCAAATCCAATGAACCCGTGTATGATTCTAAATCAGCAAGTTGATTGTTGTAATGCTGAATTAAACGCATTTTATAGTAAAAATTTTCAACTCTTTCTTCTGCTGATGAATAGAATACAAAATTTGAAAAATCTGTAAAATTATAGTTTAATTCTACTTTTGATCCAGAAGATGTTAAGTATTTATCAAGTATTTGTTGTGATGTTTGTAAATTTGTTGATAAAATATCATTCCAATTTTTATATTCTGTTGTTGCAGAAATGAAATTTTCATATTCAACTTCGTAATTTGGACCTTTAATAAATTTTGGTGATAGTGTTTCAAACTCTTTTTCCACTTGAACTGAATCAATATACGGCTTCATTATTTGACTTGAAAGCCAACATTGATAATACAAATCAACATCAGTATCTAACGGTTCTGCAATACGAACATAAAAATATGTAGGGTTTCCATCGGATGTAACATTTATCACATCAACTAAATTATTCTCGCCAAAATTTAGAACTATTGGTAGTTTATATTTTGATCCCCTCATATATTCAAGAACAAAACTACTTAAATTTTCCAAAGATTCTATATCAGTTGGATTTGTTAAAGTTAATCTTAATTCTCGTCTGTCTTGTGAAATGTCTGAAACAAACAATCTATTTTCATTTTCAGCAGAACCAATTAAATCTCTAAAAAAGTTGTAAACAAACTTATATGGTCCAGGAACTAAATTTAATTGTTTTATATGGTTATGTATAGGTAATACAACATACCGTAACGGATCACCGGATTCTGTTATACGAGGATCTATTTCATAATTTGCATTATGTAATGTATCTACATAAGAAAAATTAGGCAAAAATATATGAAGTTCTACATTTGTTCCCGGAGAAGAAGGATCTTCGGGATTATTTAATGTAGAAAATTTTGGAACAATAATGCTGTTAGCAAAATTTGAATAGTCATACCTATCGCCCCTAATAGGACGATTTGTTCTTACTATATCAAGTAAATTTTTGTATAAAAAACTTGGCATAAAATTAAATCACCTTATTTATTAACCACCTTCATCATCACCATTTTCTTCTGGTGGAGATTCATTCAAAAAATCAACATTGATTTTTTCCGATAATTTTCCTACATATCCTGTTGCTGGATCAGTAAACATACCACCAACAGTTCTTATAGTATCAACTTCCGTCAATAATGTATTAAGTGTTTTATCGGTTCTTTGTGCAAGAGAAGATATTGATCCAGATGCAATTATGTTTTGTAGATCCATTTCAGTTTTAAGTTCTGTAATAATTTGTTCATTTTGTGCAGAAAGTTGATTACTCAATCTCTCAAATGAATCAGCGCGAACAGATTGATTTTCATTTTCACGTGCCCAAAGACTAACAGTTTCTTGCCATCTTTCTGATGCATTTTGCCAATCTACTAATTGATCTCTTTGACTATCTACGATTGCCTCTAATTCGGCAATTCTTCTTTCTAAATTAGCAATACTATTAGGATTACTTTCTACAATGTTTTGTAAATTTTGAAGCAATTCGTTTTTAGCAATATCTTGAACATTTTGAATATCAGTTGCAGAAAGATTGCCCAATGGAACTCCAGAAAAAATTCCATTTTCTATGTTTTTTAATTGGTTAAACAAATTTTGTTCTGCATTTACAGCGTCAGATAAAGAAGTAAAATTTGATTTAACAACAAAATCAAAACTTTCAGCTAAAAATCTTTGATCAACTACCGGTATTTCTATATTTCCTTTGTTTTGAACAGAACGTTCATCGATGTAACTTATTATTCTGTTTGTTGCAGAATCTCTTTGTAAATCACTCATCTTACAACCTTGAAGTAATGATTGTTGTCAAAAATTTGAACATTATCTCCATCTTCTCTTTCTATTTTTATTACCACTCTATAAAATCTTTCTGGTTGAAATGAATCCATCCACAGATTAAAATAACTACTTGTTCCATCACAACTAATTTTTGAACCAGTGTAATCAAAAGGAAGAATTATTTCATCACTATGAGCATCACGGATTTCATAATAAGAAGATGATGGTAAATAATAATTTACAGTTTGATATGCAGTTGTTGTGTAATTTTTTTGTGGATAACGAGAATTTGCATATATTCTTATTTTTGCCCTTTCTTTTTCTGCATAAAACTTTTTAAGTTTAACATTCAAATTTATGCTATCTTCAGCAACTGATTCTAAACTTCCAGTAATAAATTCAGAATCATCCCAAACTATGTTCAATCTTGGAACATATATCGTATTACTATCCGTTCCAAAAAATTTAAGACTATTCAATAGATTATTAGGAGATGATTCCATTTCATTGCTGAATTTTAGAATCATTCCGTCATTTTCAAATCTTCCTGATCCAGTTACCCATCTTCTTGCAAGATTTGTGACATCCATATAAATATCTGACGATTGGAATGAAAATGATTGAGTGCATTCCAAATTATCATAATCCCACCATGTTCCACCGCCTTCATGTGTAAAATACGATGATGTAACTGTTGCAGTAGGTGTATTGTTTCCCCATATCCCGTCATCTTGAATCCATGTCTGTGACACTTCATCCCATTCTAAACTATCAACTGTTGGTGGTATATCCCATTCGGTTCCAACTGTTTTTGATGTTCGGTATCTCCAAGAAACTCCATCTGTTGTATATGGTAAATTTACAAATTTACCAGTTCCGTTAGTCCAAGATGAACTCAATGGGTATGCATATACAACATATTCTTGTGGAATTTCTCTAATATCTGCAGTAATAAGAGATAGATAGTATTTTGCATTTTCAGATATTTTACCAGAGTTAATTCTATTTTCAACATCTGACATATCAAACTTTACAAGTATTCTACTATTGTAAATTGAAGATCCTGAACCTGGTGTTTCATGGGATAATTCCAATAAAGGATCTATACCAGTATTCATGGTATATTGTCTTTCATAAATTGTAGCATCTCGCTGTGCAAAAATAGAATATATCATCCGAATGACCTCGCTCTACCAACAATATCATTGTTTGGATATTTTATTTCAAAAATAGATGGATCTAATGACGGGAACAAAACACCATCTTTTGTTGCTTGTTCTATGTTATAGGCATGAGGAGAGTAACCCAAGTTCGTATCAGATAAATTTCTAATTTTAACATTTACAACAGTTTGAACACCAGGAACCCTATCTAATTCTGTGTATATGTTGCTTATTGCAATCGGTTGATTTATTTGCCATTTGTTTACATCAAAGTATTGTTTCAATCTTTCAATACAACGAAGAACAACTTGGTTTGAATTTTGATCAGGTAAAGTTATTATGTCAAAATTTACGCCTACATTGATAATATAAGCATCTCTAATGTTAATTGCATCTGTTAGTATTCTATACCAATTCAAATAATTTTTTAGATTTTCCTTTGTAGCATTGTTTACTGTTGTAAGTTTACCGTTTACGTCATAACCAAGAACATAAAAGTTTAGAGCTAAATCGTTTTGAACTCTATCACTATTGAATATAGAATCCTTCGTTAATTGAGTATCTTTCGTAATATATGCCTTTGCAATAGAACCATACTTTGATGGTAGACTATAAGCACGGATTATGTAATCTTCTTTTGTAACTGCACGATTTTGTGCAGCAAAAGAAGCAACGGCATTTTGTCTAATCTCTTGTATATCTTCTTGAAATTTACCACCTGTTGCAGGTCTTGGGTTTGTTACAGCCAAACTGGATACAATTTGACCATATAACACTGGATCCAATCCAGTTGAATCTAAAATTACTATTCTATTCAAAACATTATTTAATACTTCACTTGGAACATTGTCTTCGGTTCCACCACCGATTGTATAGAAGAATGTCAATGTTGTATTGTTTGGTGCAAGACCATATGTTTTTGTATACAAAAAGTTTGAAGGATCTATGTTTATCGATAAATTTGGATTTGTCATAGGCAAAGCACCACCGACTAAATCTGGATTTGGAATTAACAATTCATCATCTACATCACTGATTCCCGCACCAAACTGTATTTCCACATTTCCATTTGCCATCTGTCTTGAAGTAAATCGTCTAGGAACTCTTCTCAATTTAAGTAAGTATGGTGTTTCTGATCTATATTTACTTAATTGTGAATCATTTCTTGGTATGTTTAACACCGGTTCAAATACAGTATCTTGTGCCAAATTAGGAACGTGTTCCCATTTGTTTCCTTCTGTATCTATTGCATAGAGTATTTCTATTATATCCGTTTCTTCTATTGTAAATTTATCGTATGGTTTTGGATCACCCGCACTAAATGTTGAAGATCTAATTGTTCCGGAAATAGCTTTCGCTTGTTTTCTCAGAAGCCAAAATGTAACTTCTCCCGTTGTATTATCTATTTCATATGGAGTTACTTCTGTTGAATCAAAACTACTACTAGACTTAAAATCAATATAATCTATTGTTCTGAATGTAATTGTTCCATCGGTTGTTGGTGATACACGCATTCCAGGTTCTATTGCCATTGCATAATCATAATCTGGAACTATTTCAAGACCTACTTTTTTTGCAGGAACAACTTGAAAAACATCTAATACGGTATTTGCTGCAACCCTATTTTTTGGTGCATAACCGAGAGAATGTGCAATGTTAAGTATATTTTGACGTTCATTAGCAAACAGAATCATTGATTCTTGTAGTGTAACATCTGTATAAAATGACAAAACATCCCCAACATAAGCTGCCATTTCCAAAAATAACATTCCCGGTGAGGTTTCATTGAAATCTTGGTATGTATCTGGAAAATAATTTTTGGAAAAATCTATCAAAGATTTTTTTAATGAATTGAAATCTCTATTTGAATAACGAATATCTTTTTGGATTAAAGCCATTTTTATCACCTATATTTTCACCGCGGCTCTATTGCCGCAATTTCAATTCTACCTATTGTAGATATAAATAGTCTTATTGGTAAATATATTGTTGTTTCTCGAAGTTTTAGAGTTAAATCTATTTGTATCGCATGATCATTTTCGGCTAAATTTGATGTATCTGGATTTATATTAACTGTTAATTTTTCTATTGTTAAAAAAGGCATCCATGTATTTAATGCCTCTACAATATCTGATTTTATACTTTCTAAAAATTGATCTTCGCTTGTTATGTTTTCAAACAATATATTTTTTAGATTTGTTCCAAAATCAGGAATCATATATCTCTCACCTCTTGTTGTTAATAACAAGTTTCTCACATTTGAAAACAACTGTTTTACATTTGTTCTACTTTGAAAGAAAATACCCTTTGGATTATTAAAAGGCAATGTTACACCAACAAATTTGTTACCTTGTGTGGCGTTTCCTTCGTTTATAGGTTTTTGAAAATAATTTATTCTATTTTCAGATCTTGAAAGTGGTCTCAATTATTATCTCCCTTTTTTTTCATCAATTTTTTTCATAAGTTCAGAATAATCTCTTGTAAGTGCACTCATTACTTCGTTAGGTATTTCTGTTTTATTGTAGCCATTTGGAATAGCCGATCCTACTCTTTCATTTCCAAATCCTTCTGCCATATCTGCAGTAAAGCTAAATTCATCTTCCATTTCATAACTGTCTTGAAGACTTCTTTTTGTTTCTGCTAACAATTCTTTTATAGAACCAAATTCACTTTTTTGTTGTTTTGGTTTTACTACTTTTTTCGTTGATTGTGATTCATTATACATAGATAGACCATGTTTTAATGCAGAAATATCATCTTTTTTTGTTTGCTTTTGAGATATTTTCTTTTCAAGAGCATATTCAATTTCTTCTCTAATTATTTCTCTTATTTTAGTAAAAAAATTCTTCGTGTTCATACTAAAAACTCCTTATTCTTTTTCAACAATTTGATCATATAAAACGTTTTTTAATGTTGGTAATATGGTTTTGTTATCTATGCTTCTATAATAACTATCAACAATCGGCGTTCTTCTGAATTGTCCGTTCATTGTTGGTTCAACTTTTTGAGATCCAGCCTTTGGAACAACTTTTGTAAATACAACAAATGTTCCAGCTTTTGCACCACCACTAAAAGCCCATATTGAACTACCTTTTGCAGCAAATTTTCCACCGTCTCTACTAACAAATGAACTTGCACCAGTGTTTCCTCCAAAACGAGCGATAGTGCCATCAGGGTTAATATAAGGACAAACTTCAATGTGTCCACCACGACTTATTATAGAAACTTCCCACCCTCTTTGTGATAAAAAATGTTCTAATAATTTTTTTCCTTGTGAAGTTAATCCATCTTTTGTAAAATGAATACCACCTATAAAGTATACCATTATTGGATTTGGTAATAATGATTCTCGAACTGCAACAGGTATTTTTTCTCTATTTACTTTTGTTTTCTTTTTTGGTTTTAATTTATTACCATCTGGAATCATAACAACTTCTGTTTCAGTTGTCTCTGAATAAGTTGCACTTTCTAAAAGAATACCATATACATCTGTAAAATAATCACTTTTTCCACCTTTTACACCAAATCCCTTTTTATCCAAAAACTTTTTAACTGGAATACTTTTGCCAGCAGAATCCAAATAAGTTGGAACATTGGCAAAACATTCACTTGCTTCTTCTAATCCTACTTCTTTTAATTTTTTAAGTGAAGAATTAAAATATACATCGTTAATTTTATTAGCAGCAGCTAAACCAACAGGTTCTCCTGGAAAAGTATATCCACCATGACTTATACAATGTTGTGTAAATATACCACACCAGTGTGGTTGTTCAGACCAATTGGCAAATCCACCTTTATTTTCACCGGCACCGTAAGATCCTATCCCCCATTTATCCATATTATACCTCCCACCACTATAACCTTTGTATAACATTCTATGTTGTTCTGTTTGTGTATCAGCAACATAAGGAACTTTTTTATTCCAAACACCAACTTCTGTAAAATTCATTATTATTGGATAATCTATTAAATTTAGATCTTCAGATTTTTTTGCAACAGGAATTGGAGTACCGGATATTAACTTTTCCCATTGAGCATTAAAATAAACTTTTACAGCACCAACAAGTTTTGTTTCGATATTGTATTCGTCTTTTGCGAATCCCAATCCATCTGTTTTTGCTTTTTGATCACGAATACCATAATATCCAGTTGATGTTGGATATTTTGGCACTTTGTAATCTATATGTGATGCCCACATATTGATACTTGCACCAGGAGCAACAATTTTACCATTAAGTTCTCTTAATTTTCCAGTTGTAAGTGCAGCACTATTTTCTACATTTGTTGGTGCACCTTCTGGTGTTGTATTTTCTTTTAATTTTGGTTCAAATTTTTTCTCAGGATCATCAGGATTTGTTGCTGGGTTTTCATCTTTCGGTATATCAGCCGGCGGTGCATCTGGTGTAAAGCCCCATCCTGCATAAAGTGCTGCCAATTCCTCTGATTTTGTATCATCAACTTGTTTTTTTAACCAAGCAACTGCAGATTCGTTTTCATAAAATACTTCTTTTGCCGTATACGTTACATCTTTCACCGTTATATTGCCGGTATCATCAAAAAATATACTTTTTTTCGTGTCATCTGGATCGGCTATACTAACACGGGCACCATATTTAGAATCTCTTTTTACAAACCAAGCTAGTCCATTAGCATTGTATTTTTTTCCAGATGGTGGAGTTGTTGGTGTACCAGATTCACCCAAAGCATTTTTAACAATTTCTAATTTTTCAGAATCAGACTTACTTGAAAATTCAGAAAGATTTATTACAGTTGATCCAATAGTAAATGTATCATCTAACCATTCTTGTAAACCACCCATATCAACATCAGATTCGGTTCCCTTTGTATCTACCTGATATGTTACACCATTATATGTTACTGTAACACCTTTACTTCTATTTCTTCGGGAGAAATTTATACTAACTTTTTCATCTTGTTTTTGTGGATCGTTTGTATTGTCATCACCGGAATTGACATTTGAACCAAATTGTCCTGTTCTTTCTTCATTGGCTTCTTCGCCTGATTGTTCGTTGCCACCGGGTTCTTCGTTATCAAGTTCTTCATTTGTTGGTCCCCTATCAGCGGGTTTTTCAATTTCCTCATCATCATCTTTTTTATCTCCGAATAAATCTCTGACAAAATTACCTAAGTTTTCATCATCAGAACTATCATCATTTCCACCAGAACTGTCATTACCTTCAGATGTATTATCGTCTCCTTTATAGAAAACACTATCTGGATTTTTTGATTTATCTTGACCACCATCATCATCAGTTCTTTTATTAGATTGATCATCTTTTACTTCATCAGAAACTCTATCAATTTTAGTGTTATCCTGTAAATTGCTATTCAGTGCACGTCTAGCAACCCTAATATCAGGAGCACTATCTTGTTCTATATCATTTACTGTTCTTGGCATATGATTTCTCTGTTATTATTTTAATTACCACGCTAAAATAGTTGGAACTGCTCTATTTTCTGCCAAAGATCCTCCAACTAGTTGTCCATTGACAACAAGTTTTGTTGATCCTCCGCCATCACCGCCTGACATAATTGTTACAGTATCACCTTTTTTATTAAAATGATTCAAAACTGCATTTGAAATTTCTGGTATATTCCAACTAGTAGTTGATGTTCTTGGACCATCCATATCTGTTGCACCAGCAAACCACATTCCAGATCCAAGTATTCCAATAAACGGCCATCCAGAATGCTTTTTGAATGATGCATGAACATCTTTTACTGCATTATTTCGTATACAAATGTTATACATCGGTATTCCAACTTGTATATTACCCCATCCTTTTTTAAGTATGCCATCAGTTGAACCTGGTCTTACCTCTGTTGCATACCCATCTGATATTATGTTAGGATTTGGTTTAACAACAACCATTGGTAAAAATCGCATATCAGAATTGTTACTATTTAGATTTTTTGCCTCTGCCAATTTTGATCCATAATTTTTCCCATCAACTATAAATAAACCATTTGGTTGTCCCGAACCCCACGTTGGATTAGTAGATCCTTCAAATGGTCCTGCATTTATGAAATTTTTGAATCCGGCTGCAACCCAACCACCTGTGTTTTTTGAACCAAATGGATATTTGTTTTCTCCAATTTGATTTTTGCCAACTGCTTTTGGTGCAGTATAACCAGCTCTCAAATTGGATGGATTGAATTTTTGTAACCAAAGTCTAGATGGTTTACCAGAACTTAATTTTTTAGTTGGATTTTCAATATATTCAACACCACCTATTGATCCAGAACCTAATGGAGCTAGCCCTGCAAGTCCTGATTGTGTTTGTGTTTCGGATTTCTTAAATGTTGTATTAACATCATAAGTTTTATCTTTCCATGATCCTTCACTTGTAATAAATTCACCATCTATTTTTACAATACGATTTCCAGCATCAGCTTCAAATCCACCGCCAGATACAAACCTGTCCTTACCAATACTTTGATTTGTAAGTTTTTTTGCACCTTTATTGCCAGAACAGTCAAAATCTCCATATATTTGTTTTGGTGCAAAAGAAAGTGATGTTAATGATAACCCACTTGCAACAAAGCCATCAACTTCAAAATCTGCCATATTAACAGGAAATACTGTTATTTGAATGTTATTGCTTATCCAATAGTTACCAGGTCTACCGGTTTTTACATCTTTTATAGGTTTTGGTATTCCATTCAATGATGTTAATTGATTGTTAGAACAATCAAATCGTGTTACACCAGTTGAAGTAACAACACCCAAACCTGCTAAACTTGTAATCTTATTACCACCACAATTAAATCCGCCTGGACCAAAAGAAGTTATTCCATTTCCTTCTAATGTTGTTAATCCACAACCAGATACATCATAGATATATTCTTTTTGACTTTTATTTGTATCAGTTATTCCCTTTATTATTTTTGGTCCACCTGCCAATGATGTTAATTTTTTATTATCAGTAGCAAAAAAACTACCAACTTCATTTGGAGAACCAACTAATGAAGTTAATTCATTTTTTGAAATATCAAATTGACCATTGACTTTTTTAGGACCACCTTCGAGTGATGAAAGTTTTACACTTCTACATATAAAATTACCACCAATAATTCCAAATTTTACAGTAAATTTACCATCTTTTACAGACGGTAATGATTTATTCCCTGAAACTAAATTTATGGTAACATCACCTGCAATATCAATGGTTCCGTCTGCTTGTATTTTTGGTTCAGCACCACCTGTAATTTTAATGGCGGCCTTTTGGTTTGCTATAACTGGTTTTCCATTTTTATCTTTTTGAACAACACCTTTAACAACTTTATACCCAAACAATATATTAAGTTTATCAGTTAAACTTGTAATTTCTTCATTGGATAATCCACCACTACCTGTATCAGACTTATCAACTGCCTCATCTACATTTCCTTCATTTTCAGGATCATCTGCAGGTTTTTCTTCTACCGATCCAGTTTTATCATCTTTATCTGGAGTCAATCCCCATGTACTTGCAAGTGCAACTAATTCAGCATTATCAGATGCTAACATCCAATCCAATGCAGTATCACCTGCATCATTTACTATTTCAAGTGCAGAGTATTTTTCACCACGAACATTGATATACCCTTCATTATCAAATTCAAATGTAACCTTTGCCATTTAACCTATCTCCAATGATATTTTAATTGTTGGGACTGGTAAAGGAGTGTATGCTATACCACCTTCGCCAAATTTTAATGGTGTCTTTGTAGTTGATGTAGTTGCACTATCAGTTTTTGAACCTTCAAGACCGAGTGGTGTACCTGCCGGTGTTATTCGTGTTTCAGCCTTTCTAACAACTTTAACTTCTACAGCATCTGCATTATTTATTTGTTTTCCGTTTTCATCAAATGTTGCTCCGCCAGGAATTGTTGTTTTATTCGTAACTTCAAGTGGAACTAATTCATCACCGATATAAATAGGTCTTTGTTGTTTTGTTGGATAGTTTGGATTACCTGTCTTAATTTTTTGAATCAATATAGATGCTGGTGTGAAGTATTTTTCATTGAAACTTCCACCACTTGAATTGTATACACCAAGTCTTGCCAATCCACGAAGATATTTTGTTACCCTAAACGGTTCTAATAAATTAAAATCACCGCTGGAAAAAGCATATCTGTATTTCAATTCTTTTGTCAATCCAAGAGTTTTTCTTTGTGATTCACTTACATTTGGATCACCATCAACTACCCAATTTATATCAGATTGTTTGAATAAAAATCCAGATGGAGGCGTTCCCGTAAATACAGGCAAGCCTGTTTCAGGATTCTGTCCAATATCTTCAATCCATGGATGAGTGTATATTATGTATGTACCATATTGCAATACACCCTTCACACCACTTGGAGGCGCTCCTGTTGAATCTTCAACTACATATCGGTCTTCAACATTGTATTTTTGTCTCCAATTTGGATCACCAGCACCAGGAACTCCCGGAGGCAATGAACCGGCAGAATCTAATAAATCAGCATAAGGATCCTCTGTCAATTCTTTTGCAGAATCGTATATGTCATTGAAGAAATCTTCTTTTTCAAAGTCTTCTCTAGTATCTACCAATTCATCGTAAACGCCTGTTAAAAGTGCCTCATCTTCAATTAAATTCGGTGAATTTTTTACTTGTTCATACTTTTGCAATAATCGGTTTTTAACACTTATACCTTTTGCAAGAGAATTTTTGAATTTTAACGCTTTATCTATAGCAATTCCACATTTTATTATAGCAAGACCATTTACTTCTGTGTGTGTTATTGGTTTTCCAGAAACTGGATCATCTTTATGCGGTTTTGGTGCCTCTTTTATGTTGGTAAATCCTAATGAAAGTGCAATAGTTTGCTTCATTTTTGGATCAAGGGTTCCACCACCTGGAGTTACTTTTCCAGTTTTTTTGTCATATGCATTATAGTTTTCCCAAACTTCTGCATTTGGACCCCATTTGTTTAATAAACTTTGTCCAACCTTATCAAATAAACCTTCGGCAAATTTTTCTTTCTCACCAGGTCCATTAAATCTTTTTCCAGATATTAAATCAGTTATATCGCCTGCAATCGGAATCACATCACCCAATACTTCTTCACTAACACCTAATTGTTTTGAGATTTTTGCCTTTAATTCTGGTGGTAAAGAATTGTAATGTTGAAATCCCTTTGTTGATAATTCATACAAATTTTTTGCACCACTTAAAACTTCATAGTATCTGATTATTTCGGATTCATCAATTCCAATAAGTGCAGCCGTGCTAAAAATAAATGTTTGAACGGGTGCTGGTAAATTTTTGAAATCTACAGCATCGAATATAGATAAAAATTGTTTCTTTTTGTATAAGTTGTAAACTGCCAATCCATTTTTTGCAATATCAAAACCTTGTTCTAATGTAATTGGATTTTGACCAAAATTTTGTTCTGCCCAAGAACCAGGAATTACATTATCGTATGAAATCGTTTCAGTTACTTCTTCGCCTCTGTCTAAAATATGTGGTAAATCTTCATTGACTTCTTCATAAACTTTTGTAGCGGCATTGAATTTTCTATAAACCAATCTTGGTATGCTGTTTCCGATAAATTTGTAATCTATTTGAAATGGAATTACACCAGATCGTATAGGGTTAGTTCCTTCGTATTGTTGTTGATATTTTGTGTTATCTACATTTATTTTAAGTTCCATACTACCATTTGGAAACAATCCTGAGGATATTGGATCCGCACCAGTTTCTGATCCATAAGTATTTGGTATCGTTATGGTGCAAATATCTCTAGTCGTGTTATAGTCATAAAATAATTCATTTGCGGTAAATCCGTCTACAAATCCAGGAGATGTTATTTTTCCAATAGAGATTGACTTTATCGGTATAAAATCTCCTTCTTTATTTATAGATTTAATAATAATTTGATTCAAAACTATATTATTACCTTCTGTTTTTCTATATGATGGATTTTCTACTATAAGTTTTAGATTGTCTTTATCAACGATTTGTAATTTTTTATTTACAACCGATCCTGGAGACAATTCTGAAAATGCTTCACCGGTTGCAAATTCTCTCAATTCTTTGGGTAAATCATCTAATGATTTTACATTCTCTGCCTCTCTTAATACATAATCTTGTAAAGCGTCATAGTTACCATCACTTACCATTTGTTCTATTTCTAATATCTTATTAACAACCCATATTATTCGCTTAATAGTTTTTGGGTTAGTTCCTAAAAAATTAGCAACTTTTATTTGTAATCCTGGTGATAATTTTTCGTAATCAAGTAATGTTCTTAAATTTGCAAGAAGTCTAGTAGTTGCTATTGTAGATTTTCCTTGAGCATATAATTGATATATTTTTGCGGAAGTAGATAATGCCTTTAATCCGGATTTAATCAATGAAGCATTTTGTTTTTTAGTTAAAAAATCTAATGCAGTAAATGGATAACCAATTACTGTTGAAAAAAGACTTGCTTCTCTATCTTTTTCTTCTTCTAATTTTTGTTTAGCATCTTCTTCATTGTAACCTTTAGATCCAGATGGATATAAACCTTCAACTTGACTTATACCCCAAGCAACTCCCTCTCCTAAGAATCCAACAACACCGGTAAGAGCACTTGTTACATATTTTAGTGAATCTGTAACAAATGCATCAATTGATCCTGTTACACCATTTAATAAACCACCTTCACCTAAAAATGAATTTGATTTTATTTTAATTGTTAATTTTTTTATTTCATCGGTTGGTTTACCCGCTGGTGGATCTAAAATTAAATCTCCTGGTACTTTTTTTCCAAAATTTACCCAAACTTCAATTTCACTTGCAACTCTAAATACAGCACTTGATGTTTCCAGTATTCCAAATTTATCTATAATAATTGATGGAATAGATAATGGTATTGGTTTTATTTCTGCATTCCAATCTAAAGCATACTTTGAAGCATATTGTGTTACTTCTGAATCATCATAAAAAGAATCGCTAAATTGTGATAAATCTCCAGGATCTGTTGGTCCGTTATCTGTAAAGTGTGCCGCATTAACAAGAGTTAATTTCCATGTATTAAGAGCATTTTTTGTTCCACCTGGTTCAAATACAACATAGTCAAGAAGATTTATAGTATCTCCTTGAAAAATTTCAATTTCGTATTTATCAGGTTCTGTTGCAGAACCTGGTATAAGTTTTACTAAATTTTTATTCCACGATATACCCATAATTACACTGGTCCTCCAGGATTACCGGCATCGTCACCGACTAGTGATGTTCCATAATCAAATGTTGGATCAATATCACCTAAAATTTGATCTATTAGTTTTATTTTTTCTTGTTCAATATCAGCAATATCTGCAACAAGTGTTAATGGATCCTCATTTTCCAACGCTCCCTCACCGGTATCTACCAACAAATTAGAATTATCGCCTTCTTTGATGAATTGACTTTGTAGAATTTTTTCGTTGGATTGTTGAACTTCTTTTTCTGATGGACCACCAGACTTTTCATTAACAAATGCTAATTGGCTTGGTAATTTTTCTATTTGACTTTGTAACTCTGATAAATCAGAATGTGCTGTTGAAAAATCAGAAATGTTTATAGGAACACCGGATGGACCTGTTCCAGTTGGATGAGTTTGTTGTGTAATTGCTCGTGTAACATTCAATAGTATTTGACATAAATCATTTAACCACGTCATTGTTCTTTTGCCTAACAATATCGGTTCTATTGCATTTATACCTAACGATATTTTTTGTGTTGATTCAATTTCAACTACTTGTTTTCCGTCAAGAGATATACCCTTTTCAGAAGAAAAACCAATACCTTCTTTACTAAAACCAATCAATTCTTGCTTACGAGAATTAAAAATTATTCTATCAGACGCAATCATTACAGCATTTCCACCAAACTCATTTTTAGTAAAAAGATTTATACTTTTATCTGTTATTGATGGTGTATATGTGGATGCGGGTTCAAATTTTACATATTGTCCAGATGTCATCCAAATAGATGAATCGTCTTCATCTATATTTTCTAAGATAAATTCATTTCTTGGTTTTAATTCTGGATTTGTTCCGTTAGAAATTATTAAAATTGGATTACCTATTTGACCTAAACCTTTTTTCCAAGTTGGAACTTGTGGATATTTTCTTCTTTCATCCAATGTTGATCCAAATCTTATAGATTGTCCCCATCTACCTTCGAGTAGTATATCGCCAGAATATGGTTGTATAGGATAAATGTCTTTTCTTTCTACAAAAATTGGATCAATAGTTGTATGGGTATCAAATTTTGTATTGGTTTCGTGTGGAATACCATCTTCTGCATCATTTCTTTTTGCACGATTACCAGGTGAAGTTCTTTCTACCCAGTAAGTTACTCCAGGAATGCCGTTATGATGAATTGATGATTGAACAGAAACAGGATTTGTATAGTAGTATTCTTGTGAAACACCACCTGCACTAGCATAAGGAGACGGTGCCTTTGTAAGCATAACAACCTCTCCCCTAATTGGCATATTTTTTATATTAGCATCAAATGCACGAGCACGTATAACATCTTTATGTCCTTGTCCCATTGCACCCAATAATCTACATAATACCGTGTATAGTGCAGTTTTATCACGGCCTTCGTAATCTACATCCAATACTTCCGCAGGAAACCACTCACGAGGAAACCCATCAATTATTGTTACTTGCGGATTAAACGGTAGGCCGCTCACTATCATTCTCCTCTTGATCGTTTTGAATTTCTTGTATGCCCTTTAATAGAGCTTCTTTTTCTTCATCAGTCAAAAATGAGGAGGATTCTTCACCTTTATCACCCATTGCCCGTTGTATTACTGCGGCTAGTTTTACTAAATGTTCATCATTTTTTACCGAAACCTCCATAAAATCTTTTATTGCAGGAACTAGTATTGCCGCATCACTTATGTTGTTTAACATGGGCTTTAAGTCAGCAATCAAAAGATTTATCTGACGATCCTTTTTCTTCTGATTATCGTAAATATCTTTCAATAAATCAGAGAATTTTTTACTTCCAAAGATTTCTTCATCAAATTTCATAACTATAAATATCAGTTGTTAATAATATGTTGGATGTCATACCAAGACATTTTTTCTATATTTTTTCCGTCTTTATATTCTCGGTATAAATTATTGTATAATACTTTTATTTTATTTATCACACTTGTAATATACTGTGAGCTAACTCCCGTTCTTTCTCTTACAAGTATGTATATTGCCTTTTTATTGTAATTTTCTATGTTTTCACGAGTTCTGAATAGATACAATATGGTGTCTGCAACTTGTATATCTCTTTGTTTTGAAAAGAACAATGGTAAATGTTTTTCAATAACATTAACAAATAAATCTATGAAATCACGTCTTTCTTCTATCAAATCAAATCTAAGTTTTTCGTTTACAATGTTACGTTCCAAATCTATTGCACCAATATCTTGACTACGTTTGAAATGATAATAGTTCTTGTTGTTCTCAGCAATAAGATAATTTTTAGCAACAATAGAAAAATACGAAAATGCCTTACCGTTTTCAGCTTTATATTTTGTAATTTTTTCATGTAAAAATGAAACAACTTCATGTTTGACATCTTCATGTGATACATCAAAATTATAGAACTTAAATCTATGTATCATAATTTCAGCAAGTTTGTAAAATGCAGGGTGTATTTTTTTTGTGTATATCAAATTTCTTTGAATATCATCTTCTGATTTGTTATACAATACTATCGCATCTTCTGTTTCTTGCGTAAAATAAATGTTTGGTTTCTTTGGACTACGTTTTTGTTTCATAAATAATAATCCTTTTGAAATGAAACATCTGGTTGCCTTTGGTTTTCGAGAATACTTCTTTTTTCATCGTCTATTGGTTCCTCACCAAAATAAACAGCAATATCATTCATAATATCTTTCATTTCTTTGAAAAAATATCCAGTTTCATCGTCTGCTTCAAATGAACCAATTCTATCTAATTGTCTTAAATAGGATTGTTGTGATCGTATTCTGTTTCGCAATTCTGTTAAAAATTTCTCATTCTCTAATAGTGTATCAACACTATCTTGTGCCATTTCGTCTAAATGGTCAAACTTTCTTGTCAAATTTATATTAACAAAAATTGAAATACCGAGACATATAGTTAATACAATTATCGTTAGCATCATATTAACCTCTATTATGTTTAGGTGGAATTATTACATCAATAACACCAAGATTCAATGCATCAGACGGAGTAATATAATAATCTTTTATAGTAACATTTTTCCAAAATTCTATATCTTTGTTTGAATTTGATTTAAGTATTCCCAAAAGAATTTCTTCTAATTTTTCCATGTGTTGCACATTTGCCTTCATATCAGAAGATTTTCCGTAAATATCAGAACTAATCTCATGGAACATAATAGTAGAGTGTTGGGAAGCCAAACGAGTACCTGTTCCAGCACATAGAATTAAAGCAGCAGCAGACATTGCCCTACCTCTACAAATTGTATTTACCTTCACATCGAGACTTTGCATATAGTCAATGATACCAAGTGCCTCATAAACAGAACCACCATCAGAATTGATAATTAGATTGATTGGATCATTTTTATTTTCATCTTTTCTCATATGAAGAATTGCTCGTATACGAGTAATAATATCATACAATGAACCATCCATTATTTCACCAAATAACAAAACAGAAGATGCCTCAACATCAATTCCATAATCCATTTGTGTTGTTGCTTCTTTCCATCTAACTGGAATGTCATTCTCATTTTCTTTTGATTTATTATTAGTTGTTTCTTTTTCAACAACTTCTTCACCATCATAAAAATCGTTCATAACAGAACTCCTGGTTAAAATACAATAATGACATTACTATAAAGTTATTCCTCTCCTATATCCAAAATTGGGTTTAGGTTGTTCTTCATAGAATGCCTTTTCAATTTCATTTTGTTCTAATATAACATTTTCTTCTATAACTTCCAAAGGTTTTTTTTCTTTTTTCTTTTTTGTAGCAACAACATCTTGTATTTTTATTTCTTCGTGTTGAACTGAAACATCTGCAACATCTTCTACAACTTTTTTCTCTGGTGGTGGTTGTGTGTTATCATTTTCAGGTGGAATTTTTTGTTCCAATTCTTTGTGTCTCAAATGATTTGCTGCAATAACTAAACTAACTGCAAGTGGATCAAATACTGAAACTAATATGAGTATGAACCAATTAACAATTATGTCCATAGGGGCACCGGTTAATCTACTCAAATAAAGTAATGGTCCTATCTCTGATGTAAATGTTGAATTTTCAAGAACCAACTTTTCTTGTTCTAATTTAGCAACACTATCAGATAAACCAATAGATTTTTGATTTAGTTCCGATATTTCAGTATTTAGAGTTTGAGTAGAATTATCAACAGATTGGATATTTTTTTGTAATCCCTTCGTTCCCTTCTTCTGTGTCAGTTGGTTATTAAGAGAATTTTCTTGTGATAATCTTAATTGATCATAAGATGATATTCTCTCTCCCTTTTGTTTTACAAGAGTATCTATTTGTGATTTTTGTTCAAGGAAGATTTCTTTCTTTTTATCAATCAATGCAATTTTATTTTGTGTTTCGTATATTTCTTTTGCAGTTTCTTGATAAGAATTGGTTAGATACCCATAAACACCAACCGATGTTAATATCATAAGAATAACAGCGGAAGACATCAGATATACTTTGAAAGCAGTTTTGAGAGTTTTGTAGTGGTCATGTAGGAATGTGATAACCACTAATTTTGAAAATTCTAACATTCCGGCCATCCCCACGATTGACCAAGAACCACCAGAAAATAATTTAGATATACCGTAAACAGAGTAGTAACCTGAAAATACTGCCAATCCGATAGCACAAAACCAGATTAGATTTTTCAGAGAGAATAATTTGTATGACATTTATATCCCAATTATTGTTCATAAATACATACAGATAAATATGAACTTTTGGGATTTTGGGTTAGATTCCGTATTCTGTTAGGTATCGTTTGAGAGCTAATTCTTTGGCTTTACATTCTAACATAATATCAATATCATGTCCATAAGTGTTGATTTTTTCTAATATGTAGTCTGCATGAGCTTGTGGTTTTTCTTTTGGATTACCAGTCTCTTTAAGTCTTGATGAAGAATAATGAACTGCAGGTGTAATACCTTGTGGCCATGTTGATATGGCAAGTTCAAGTGCCTGTTGTTCAGTCAAATCGCCGGTGCAGAATTGGTGATGGTGATAATCAAATACAATAGGAATACCACAACATTCGTGAATTTTCATAAGGTCTTTAACAGAATACATACTTGCTTTATCATCATTCTCAATAGTAAGTCTTGAACGAACACTGTGGGATAGTAATTGAAAGTTTTGACACCAACGATCAAGTGATGTGGTCTTGTCACCATAGACACCGTTACAATGTATATTGATTTTGTTGTATGGTGTATGTGATAGTCCCATCATGTCAAATACTTTACCGTGCAATTCTAAGTCAATTATAGTATTCTTGACAACATTAGGATTTGGTGAACATAAAACATTGAAGGGTCCAGGATGACATGATAGACGAACACCATGTTCTTTTGCATAATCACCAATTCGTTTGAGAACAATCTTGATTTTATCAATATCTTTGAGTTGTTCCAAGTCATATTCAGAACCCCAAGGAAATACATTAGAAGATGTGCGGAATAAGTAAATACCGTTTTGAACATTCCATTTGATAATTTTTTCCATATCAACAACATTCATATATGCAAGTTCAGAACAGTAGTCTAAACCTTTTTGTAGAAATGTTTTTTTAATCATGGAACGGTTGGTAGTGATTTTATCTTTTGATAAAGTCATGTTGATGCAGGCATATCCGAGTTTCATAGGTTGGCGTTAATGTTTAATGAATAATAAAACAATATACGAAATTTATGAATACGATCAAAATTATTTTACTTTATGTCCGTAGAACTCCGATAAACTATCATACATACCATTCGTGTCAAATTGGTTGGCAATAATTTGTTGGCATCTTTTCTGGAACAATTCGATGTGATCTCCCCATCTACTTTCAAAAAGATGATATGTTTTATTTTCGTAAAGTGTTCCAATACCATAATATCCATAATTTGATAATCTCCAAACACCATCTTTCTTTGGAACTCCATCAAATTTTGTTGGGTATAAACAACGGTATCTCTTTCCAATTTCATCAGCAACATAACTAATTTCTTCAGCAACATCTGAACGAATGGTTGGATAAAATGTTGGTTTACCAAGTAATTCGTAACAAGATTTTGTTATAGCAAAAAATGATGGAGCGGCAAATACATGAGTCTTTGGATGTATATGGTTTGACACTTGTGCATTTCCAAACAAACTATCGTTTTCAGTTACATAATGGATTGCCTCATCATATACCTCACGATTCAATGGAACACAATCAATATCAAAAAATACATAAACATCAGCGTCAGTATTACGGCAAACTGCGTTCATCCATAAACCATGTTCTATATTCATATTATGGTATTCTACCGGAATATCAAAATGTTTCATAACTTGTTTATGGGATTGAAGTATTCTATTATCTACATTATCCCAATGAAGTGTATTTACAGAAAGTTTCATAACACAACCTTTTGTATAAAAAAACCCCTACAAATTGTAGGGGTCATTAGGGGTTTACCCTTTCCATTCCGAACATGGATTAAGGTTTAACTCTATCACATGGAACTTTACCAGTTGCCTTCCAAAGATTCCAAAGTGTAAGTTGGTCTTTTCTCAAAAGAGCTTCAATATCAGTATTTAGATTTTTATTACATACTGCCATTTTTTCTCTATATTCTTTTTCTAAGTCTCTTTGTGTTTGACGAAATTCAAAAGTAAGTATTTCTATTTCTTTTCTTATTTCATCTGTTTTTTCAACACGGCGATATTTTTGTAATTTTGATTGATATTCTTCACGAAGTATTTTAATTGATTCTTGAAATTCTTTTTTACATTCAATAATACATTGTTTTTCTTCTCTCAAAATCAATCGTATTACACTATCTTGTTGTCTTGTTAATCCTAAACATGGCAATACTTGTTCAATAGGAATACGTCTTTTAACCGTATCTTTTTGAACGGGTGTTCTTTTTTCAAAAATAGTTGTATCTGATGTTGGTAGTGGATTTTCATTACATCCAATTACAATCATAGATAAACTTGCAATTACTAACAATAAAAACTTTTTCATAAAAACTCCAAATTAAAAATCTTGTGATGGATCAAAGTCTAAACTTCCAGTATACGAACCTGATCCAAATATCAATCTAATAGCAAGACCCATGTCCATATTTGCAGGAATAGAAACAACATTTGTATTAGACCAATATAATCTAACTGATGTTGCGTCTATAGATCCTGAATCAGATGTCCAATAGTTTGAACTCCAACCGAAATCCCAAAATTCGCCATTTTCTTTGACATATCCACTGGGATTACCTGTAAATCCGGATTGATTATCACCATTTCCGGATTGTCTACGAATTGTATTCCAATTAGTAGTGTTTTTTAATTTTCTTCCGGCAAGAGAATTTCCACCAAAAGCAGATGCAAGTTCGTTATATTCTCCTAAACTTGGCACTCTAAATCCTAATGGTGATATTTGTTTTGATGAAGAAATTACATAATAGTTATACAATTTACCATATTCTTCTTCATTTGAAGGATCAAAATTGTAATAACACCAAGCAGGCGTATTTGTAGATGCAAGTTCAGCCCATTGTTCAGAGCTAGAACATTCAGTTATTGGGGTTCCATCTTGGAATGATTCAACTGCCAAATTTTTTTTTGTCCAAAATTGTGACCCGATTTGAACAACTGCCATTAAATTCTCCTATTTTTAATTTATAGATATTCTCAGTATAAATATGTTAAAGAGAGATTAAACACCTTGTTTTTTATACTTTCTTTTTGGTTTCTCTACCGGCTTTTGATTTTTTACGGCTTTAGCAACTTTAGCATTATGCTCTTTTGCCATTTTCTTAACATTTGATCTTTCAATTTCATCGGAGTGTTGATGGATAGTTTTGATAATAACTTTTTTATCTTCCAATTCGGTTAATACTTCCGTAAATTTATTACGATAATATAGCCAAACTCCACCGCCTCCAATTAAAAACGGCAATACAGATTGTAATAGTATTGCAAAAATTTGTTCTAACATAACCTTCTCCTTTTTATTTGGTTATTGAAAAAATATATCTACCTTCATAGATTTTTTTTATTGTCACCGTGTTGTATAACTGTGTAAAATGTTGAAAAAGATAAACCATACTATATTTGTAAACAGGTGTTGGTTGTTCCGATATTGTAAATGCAACATTATCGGAAAAATCCATACACGAACGGATGGTGGTATCAATAAATTGATATTGTCTTTCACTGTAAATTGGTTTATCAAAAACACCAGTTAGTATTGTCCAGTTGTATTTTTCATCTGTTATATTATCAATGTGCTCTTGCATAGACTCATTTACAGAAATCCAAGAAAGAGTTCTCTCCATTGGTTGAAACCTACTAAAAATAGTTTCAATTTCTTCTTTCGTATCAACTGCTGTGTATTGGACATCTAATTCATATTCATCAAGAGTTTCAAGTAAAAACAAATCTTTATCACAGGCACCAAAGTGTAAAACACTTTCGTATTGTCCTATTCCACAATAAATTATTTCTTTTGCAAGAATGTTTTTTAATTGGTATTCTTCTATCATTTTTTTTCCTAAATTATTTCCAATTTAATGCTTCCGAAATGTTCGGAAAATTATTTACAAAAATTGATTTTATACCATCTGCAATCAAACGATGTTCCTTTTGTGTATCAGGCGAACAACGAAGATCCAAATAATGAATCCAACTACGAACAGAACCTTTCATATACATAGTTGTTTCTGTTGATAATGGAAGAACATCACGAGCTGTTTCTCTTGATATTCCTTGTTTAATCAATTTATCGTATAACATTTTTGAATTTGCAATATGTTGTTCAATATCACGATCTAATGTGAAATCTGGAACTAATTCTTCTGAACTTTGTCTATTTGTTTTCCCTTGTCTTCTCAATTCTATTTTTTGTATTTCCGTTGCAGTTGAATATCGTTGTGAAAATTCTTGGAAAGAAAAAGATTTATGACGAAGAATTTGAGCCGCAATACTTCTACGCGTAACAATATCAACTGTCATATCTACGAATTCAAATGGAGACCAATGTTTGTGTTTAATTAAATAGTTTATCAATTTTGGAGCAGTCTCCATGTTCATCTGATTACTTGGATTACTTACTCTTGCGATGTAAACTATTAACTCTTCGGGTGAAACTTTTTTAGTCTTACCCTTATTGGTAAATCTAACTAATTCTGATGGGTTTGTAACCGAAACTAATCTTACTGCATCTCTTAAATCACTTGAAAGCATAACTTATTTTTTACCTTTGTTTATTTTTATCAATTTTATATTGATTCCTGTTTTATCTTCTGTTATTATTACCGAATGGTCACCTGAATATAGTATCAGTGTAAGCCATTTCAGAAATTTGTTTATATCAGTATCTATTGGATCATTAAAGTTTTTACCTTTATCAAGAGAATCTTTTTTAGCAAAAAAATCTTCTGGATTCTTCATCATTTCATTTTCAAATGTATCATCATCACCTTCATCATCATCTTTTCTTGGCATCATAAAATCATCTTTTTCTTCATCATCCCCTAATTCTTCTTTTTTCTTATCTTTTATTTTTTTCATTATATCTTGTAATGTATAGAAATCATAAATCTGATTAAAGTTGTCTAAAAATCTATTCAATGCCTTTTTAGTCATCTTTTCATCTTTATTTCCACGCAAATCTACTTCATAGTAATTCAGCATGGATTTTAATTTATGTTCTTGTTTTGTCATTACTTTGCCTTTTTATTGTGTCTATGACTTCTATAAACTCGTAATTACCATGTTTTATTTGTTTCATAGAATAATCTTTCAGTTCTTTGCAGATTTTTTGATTATTTCCGTATGTGTTTGCCATTTCAATCATTGTTTGTTTATTTTCAATATGAGTTGGTTTCATTATTCCAAATCTCAATGCAACCCACATAGCAACAAACCCTAATACGAATGATGATACTATTTCCACCTAATTCTCCAAAATTGTAAACTTCATTTCAGATAAATAGATATGTTACGAGAGAAAAATGGTCGGTATGTAAAAAATTGTCTCAAATTTAGTAAACATTTGAGACAAAAATCTCTCGTATATCAACTGATATTAACCAGTGATAAATCCCCTTGATTTAAGGTCTTTGTAGACCATTTTTGAAACTTTATTCCAATAGTGCTTAGTAGCACCCTTTTTGTGTCCGTTAGGACCGCCATTCCACTTCCGTGCAATGATTTCCATATCACTCATTGTGATGGTTTCCCAGTTAATGTTGGGATTGTAAAAATTCTGAAAAATCCAAAACATTTGTTCAGACTTTTCAGGATTTAGCCTATCTTGTAAAGTAAAAGTTTTATTGATTCCTTTCATTTTACAGATTCGGTTCACTTCCTTCACCATTACCGGTAAAATTTGAGCTATTCCAAGTGAACCATCCTTTGATCGTGCGGTTGCATTGCCTTTAGACTCAACCCAAACGATAGATGAATATAACACATTCTTCATTGTTGATGATTTAATTTCAGCACTTCTATTAACTGTGGTAGTCATTGCTACTAATGGAAAACAGAAGCCAATTAAGAATAATGCTATAACCCGTTTACATTTGTTAGTCATATTCCTTTCCTCATTATTGGATAATATATTTAACGAACCATTCTGTTGTTGCCAACAATATGGTTGAAACACATACCGACCATGTTTTCAAAGAACGAAATTTTAGTATCATTCAAAGATACAGAAAATATAAATATAAAGCAAGCATTTTTTATTCTATTATCTATTAGATCTATAGATCTATATTATATTAGATCTATATTAGATCTAGATCTTAGCATTTTCTCTGTGTTCACACTTTCTCCGTGTTCACTAGCAAGATAAACAATTTTACCTATATGATCAAAGCAATAATTGCTACCAAGCAAGAACATTTGGATATTTCCTCATTTTTTTAATTGGCGTTTGTACATAGTCATATTTGTTTCCACGATATAAAAATGTTGAACCACCACCATCCATGTTGATTGCATCACGGCAACCCAATTCCAATAATCTTTTTGGTAAATCTACCACTCGAATGCCGTCACTGATGTAGATAAATACACTATCCTTATGATGACTGCCAAACACCGTTCTCGGCCTTCTGGCTGTTGTAAATGAGTTCCGATATATCTTTTGTGGTATACTGTCTTTAAGAAGTAATGGCGTTCCCGCAAAGATGTATTTTGACCATATCGCTGGCACCTCACTTTGACCGCTGAAGTGTAAGTGTGGTGTTAGATTCGGTACACCCCATTCGTGTGGATCATCAATGGAAACAAATGGCCAGTTATGTGGATTATTAGGATAAATCTTATCGTGATTCTTAAATGGTGGAACAACCGTCTTTGTAGTGAAGAATGAAAGATTAACCATGTTTCTCAATTTATACTTTACAGAATACCAACTTGGATGGCGTAGTGTATCTGATGAGAATACCTGAACATCCTTGACTGCCAACTTAATCACCCATTCTTTCCCCCAAAGCATCGGTGACACTACTAATAGTAATAATACAATAATTCGTTTCATCGTTTTCCCTAATGAAAATAATAATTAGTAAAAAAAATTTCAAAAAGTGCTTGCTTGTTTCGCAACAATTCATTATGTTAGTATCAAATATAAACATTTTAACTCACATTTCCAAAGGAATTGTTATGGCGTTCTACCTCGCAAAAGTTCAGTTTGAAATTACAAACGAACAAGGTAAAGTCAAAAGACATAACCGCACTTATATGGTTGATGCGGTTTCAGTCACAGATGCAGAAGTTCAAGTGAATAAGTATCTAAAAGACAGCACCGAACCATTTGAAGTAAAAACTATTTCTGAATCAAAAATTGTGGACTATATCAATGAACAGTAATTTTGAAAAAATGTTAGAAGAATTTGGTTCAATTTTTGAATTGGCAAAAAAATCTGCAAATCTTGAAGAATTAAAAGAACATTACATTTCTTTTGAAAATAAAAGAGAAGTAATTTTTGAATGGATAATGGAAAATAATCCAGATGATGAATCGAAAAGTCAATGTCTAACAAAGTTTGCCCAATACGAGCATGATTTGTGGGTAGATTCTGATACAAAAACACTTATAGGTGAAATTCCTATTTTTGATGAATCAATTTATTTTGAGGATATTGAAAAAATGTTTGATGATTATGGTTCATATTTTCAAAGATACGCTTGTTTAGTGCCAGATCAAATAGTTTCTTGGGATAAAGAAAATGTTTTGTTCAACGATGACATGGGGAATGTTGAAATTATCAAGCGTCCTGATGTTATTGTGAACGGACTATAACCAAAATAGGTTAAGTCTATATTTTTCAAGGATTTATGTCATTTTTGATGTAAGTCCTTGATTTTTATACACTTATATCAATTAAACTTAACTCCTTACAAACCAATGAGTTACATTTTTTTTACTTTTTTTGAAATAATGCTTTGATCTTACAAAAAAATGTCTTATATTTGTAGTATAAAATGATGACAACCAACACAAATATAAACAAATTTTCAAAATTATTTCAAAAAGTGCTTTGATCTTAACAAAAAATGTGTTATATTTGTAATGTAAGATGATGAACAACCAACGGACATATAAAAAAGTGATAAAAATAAAAAATAATGCTTTGATCTTACAAAAATAGTCCGTATATTTGTAGAGTAAGTTTAGAAACAACCAATTAGGATAAAATTATGAAACACACTATGCCAGCCGCTCGTAGATTGAGACAAGAATTACAAAATGAATTGTCAGAAAAACAATTCAAAAAGATTGAAATGTTGCTTTCAATTACTGTTGATGTAGAAAATATGCAATTACAGAAGGCATGGAAATTTGGCAAAGATGGTCAAACATTCCAAGACTTCATGGAAAGTTTTGCACAACCAGGCCACTATCAAAAATGGGATGAAAGTAAATTATGATAAAAATAATGCTTTGATCTTACAAAAAAATGCCTTATATTTGTAGTATAAACTGACAACAACCACTATTTTGAGGAAACAACCATGAGACAAGTAACCAGATTAGCCGTTTCAAATTGGCTTATGCGTAAGAAATTTCGTAGAGACAATACCCATACAGACGGCGATACCCTATATCTTCACAATAACCCTATCGCTCAAATTGATACCAGTGGAAATGTTTTCATCCGTTCTGCCGGGTGGGAAACAAAGACAACCAGAGAGAGACTTAATGGTGTTCCCGGTGTCCGTATCAATCAGAAGAACTGGCAATGGTATCTCAATGGTCAATCATGGGTAAATTCTCACCAGTGGACATACATAGGTAAATGGTCACCCGAAAATGGTGGTATGATTATTGAATAACCAATTCAGTAATCCGGTAAATAACTTAATCAATAACTTTGGAAAACACAATGAAAAAGAAAATAGAATTAAAACGAGCCAAAAGACACGAAGCTATCAAGATGAAAACAGTAACTTGTGAAGGTGGCGATACTACAAGTAAATGGTATTCCGGCCGTAACTGTAATGAAAAAATTCGTGTAATGGAAAACATTGTCTCTGCTGTTTGTTGGAAATGTGTTGCTTCAAAGATTCCAGGTCCACAACTGAATGAGAAAAATGTTGCTACTGGCTTTCCTCGTGGCTGGAAGTTTTTTAAGGAATTTGTGCACGAAGATGGTCGTGTGTTTCATAAAGGCGAAGAACAATCATCATTGCGTGGAACATTGCCACCAACTGAAATCAAGGTTGTTGTGAACAAACCGCGTAAAAAGAAAGAAACACTTGACGATAAAATTTCAACCGAAATTGTAAAAAAAATGCGTAAAACAAAACCGGCCAAGAAAGCCGAGAAGAAACCTGCCAAGGCAAAGACAACCAAGGCAACCAAGACAAAAACTATCAAACCAACAAAGACAACTAGGAGAAAGAAATGATTGACACACCAGAAGGAAAGTTTTATACTGTCCCGGAAGTTGCAAAGATTCTTGGGTGCTCATTTCAGTATGTTCGTAAATTGGTAAACGGTAGAACCAGAAAATACCAATCTTACAAACTATTTGAGAAACCAGTAGTTGATCAGTCTCTTGTTCGTCCTGTTCGTAAGGAGAACAGCAAAACGGTGAAATACTTGATACATGAAAACGCAGTCAAGACTTTGGTAGATAAGAAATTACAAAAAATAAAAAATAATGCTTTGATCTTACCGTAAAATTACTTATATTTGTATATCAAAATTGATAAAATAACAACCATATTAACAACCATTTAGGAAACTGTCTTATGACAAACGCAAAAAACATCGCAACGCTTCTCGAAACTGCTCCTCAATACAAACCAGAGAGCTTAATCATTTCCGATAGTAAATGGAAATTCATTGTCCGTGCCGTTCTTCGTGGTGAAAATATCATGCTTCGTGGTGACGCCGGAACCGGTAAAACACTTGCCGTGACTACTGTTGCTAGAGTTATGGATCGTCCATTCTTTTACTTTAATCTTGGTGCTACACAGGATCCTCGTTCAACACTTATCGGTAATACCCATTTCAACAAAGAGACCGGCACTTACTTTGCCCAATCCACATTTGTCAAGGCAATCCAAACAGAAGGTGCTGTAATTCTGCTAGATGAATTGTCTCGTGCTCATCCAGAGGCATGGAATATCTTGATGACTGTTCTTGATGAATCTCAAAGATATTTGCGTATTGACGAATCTCCTGATACAGAAGTAGTCAAGGTTGCCGATGGTGTTTCGTTCCTTGCTACATCCAACGAGGGCATTCAATACACATCCACCCGTAAGGTAGACTTTGCTCTTGCAGACCGTTTTGCTATCTTGGAAATGGATATTCTATCAAAGATACAACAACAATCTCTCATTCGCCATGCTTGTCCGAAAATTGACGATAAAACGGTTGAAGTTCTTACCAGTATCTATGACCAAATCAATACTGAATTGGCCACTAATAACGGTAAAATTCAAACAAGAATGTCTACCCGTTCAATGATTCGTGCCGCCAGACACATTTGTGACGGCTTCTCAATCAATGAGGCACTTGACCTGTGTATTTACCCATACTTTGATGGTGAAGGTGGTCTTGATAGTGAGAGAACCTTCGTTCAAATTATTGCACAAAAGTATGTTGGAACCGGTGATCTTGAGAATGACAATATGTTTGACGAAGCCGATACCAACAAGTAATTTCAATGACTGACAATGTTTGCGGGGCGTAACCCGCCCTGCAAACTATATTTATATCAAACAACCAACAACCACAAAGGGATATTTTATGAGTAAGAGAAAAACATCCGTATCTAACATTCTCAATTCATCCAAGAAATTCGTCTCGAATTTTTGGGACAAGTATAACTATGCCGATGAATATGAGGCACATTCCAATTACTGGCTCAAAGGTTCAATCTTTGACAAAAAAACATCTATGTTTGCAGAACCAGAAGAACAAGGTTCAAAATATGATTATCATGCTCTTGCTCAATACCAGCGAGCTATTACAAACTTTGTTCACATTTTGACTGCAGACCCTACTATCAAGGTTCAATACAATAGTGCAGGTAATAATTCTACCGATGGTAAAACTATCAATCTATCTGCAACGATGAAAGAAGAAGATTTTGATGCCAATGTTGGCCTTGCCCTACATGAGAGCTCACATATTCTATACACAGACTTTACGAAATCTATAACCGAATTTCAATATCCAAATGTAGATAAAATTCTACCTGATGAAACTGCGTCTAAACTGCGTGAAAATGATGGTGAAACGAAACAAACTATTTTGGGCAGAACATTCGGTTGGGAAGGATATAAACAGAATTTCAAAACAATTCTAAATATCGTTGAGGACCTGTATATTGATGCAATGACATATTCCAATGCTCCAGGTTATCGTGCTTACTACAAATCTCTTTACCACAAATACTTTGGTGACGATAAAATTTCTCGTGGGTTTTGGCAACCAGATATGTGCCAACCTACTATGGACAATTATATGTTTCATCTTTGTAATTTCCGTTCACCTGCAAGAAACTTGAAGGCACTTCCAGAATTGGAAACAATATGGAATCTTATTGATATGCGTAATATCCGTAGGTTATCCGAACAACAAGACCGTATCGAACTTGCTTACAAAGTTTATTCCACCATTATCGGACAAATTACAGAATATCAAGCAAATGATAGTCAGAAAGAAAAAGGTGGTGAAGGTGAAGGTGACGGTAATTCTGATGACTTTGGTGGCGATGATGGATTCGGCGATAGTCAATCAGACGGAAACATTGGGACTAATTCACAATGGACACCACCTACTCCGGATGCAGACCAGAATGTCAAACCACTTTCTGATAAACAAATTGAACAATTACGCAAATTGGTAGAGAAACAAAAAGACTTTATCAATGGTCAATTAACCAAATCAAAATTGTCTAAACAAGATGTTTCAAAAGTAGATGCGTTTGCTTCCGTAGATATGAACCAAAATAATGTTGCTAAAGGTTTTGAAGATGATCATGGTCGTGTTCATACCAACGGTATCAAAGTTTATACTATCAAACGATTGACCGAGAAGTTTATGCAGTCAGATGTATCTGCTCCGTTTGGTGTGTATGCACATTATTCCACATGGAAAACACAACAAAACGCTAAAGAGATTGAGAAGGCAATTAGTTTAGGTAAATTGCTTGCAAAAAGATTGCAAATTCGTAACGAAGAACGAGTAGATAAGTCTACCAGATTGCGTTCAGGTAAGATTGACAAGAGATTGCTACATGAAATTGGTTTTGATAATTACGAAATCTTCAACAAGATTAGTATAAACAAATATAAAGATTCATACATTCATCTTTCCATTGATGCTTCCGGTTCAATGCAGGGTGACAAGTTTAATGAATCCGTAAAACTTGCTGCTATGTTTGCAACTGCATCCAAACTCATTCGTAATCTTCGTGTAGTAGTTACTGCCCGTTCCACTATCAACCAGAATTATTACGGTTATAGTAACAACAAAAATAAAAGTGATATGAATGAAACACCATACATCGTTTACCTGTTTGATTCTAAACAAGACGGTATTGCGGATATTCGCCGTATATTTCCTCGTCTATATTCAACAAACACAACACCAGAAGGTTTGACATTCGAGGCCATTATGAATGACATATACAAAGAATCCACCAATACCGATGCATTCTTTATCAATCTATGTGATGGACAACCATATATGTCAAAAGAGATTAGTAAATACAATTTATTCAGATATGCAGGACAACCTGCTCAAGACCATTCCCGCAGACAAGTAGATAGAATGCGTAGTCATGGTATCAATGTTCTTACTTATTTCATTGGTCGTAAGTATGACTTTGAAGATGTATTGAAATGCTACAAAACAAATTGTCACCACCTTGCTAATGCTGAGGAATTGAACAAGGTTGTTCAATCCATGAATGCAGAACTACTATCCGCTTCGAGAAAGACACATGGTTAAGACGAAAACACTCAAAAGATTTGCAATGTCTCCTCCGGTGAAAGAACCGCCGGTGGAGGCAATGTATCTCTCAAAAAAGAATGTTTCCGATGATACTATTGACCAAATTATTGACCACACTATTGATTGGTGTATAGATACTTTTGGAATGAATGAAACAAGAGAACATCCGTATATCTCTTGGGAATGGAATACTATTGACCACGATGAAGATGATACACAGACAATAGGTAGATACGAGCCAGAACTGAATAGTATTTCATTGAAGGTTCGTGGACACAGAACTGCTAAATTGTTTATCAAGACTATCATACATGAATACATACACTACCTGCAACCCAGAAAGGGAGGTTGGTATGAACGATGGAATAAACAATATGGCTACTATAAAAACCCATACGAAATTGAGGCATACTATTTAAGTGAAATGTATGCACAACCTGCAACAAATTATGTTATGAGGAAATTATGAAAAAAATTATTTTTCTTTTGGCAATGTTGTGTAATTTTAGTATATTTGGTAAAGATTCAACGATGATTCAATCACCATTACCAAGTGCAGTAATAAAAGATATAAATGGTAATGTTGTAAATTCAACAAACATAAACAACGGTAAGAATTTAATCTATCTAACATTTTGGGCTACTTGGTGTAAACCATGTATTCAAGAACTAAACGAACTGAATGATGTGTATGATGTGTGGCGTGATGAATTTGATGTCAAGATAGTTGCGGTATCTGTTGATGATATACGAACTTCTCCAAAAGTAAAACCGTTTGTAAATGGAAAGAATTGGAATTTTGAAGTATATCTTGACCAAAATGCTGATTTGAGAAGAATGATGAATGTAAATACCGTTCCACATTCTTTCCTTATCAATGACAAAGGCGAAGTGATATGGCAACAAAATTCTTATACAGTTGGTGATGAACATAGAATATATGAAATCATCCGTAATTATGAAATGAATGGTGTAGTTAATGAGTAATCAACCCGAAAAATTGAATATGGGATGTTTGTCAGTCTTTTGGACTGGTCTCAAAGGTTTTGTTTATATCTCATTATTGTTTCTTGCCATATTTGTTATTGCTATTCTTGGTATTTGGTTTTTCTTTTTTTACATGAATTTCCTTTTATCATCGCCACTTTGGCTTACTATGGTTGGACTTGCAATACCAATAATCATATTCATTGGATATTACACAAGATTATTACAATGGTCGTTTGGTAAATACCTTGAATCACAAGAACAACAAGATAATGAACAATAAAAATGGTCCCATCGTTTAATGGTTAGGACACCGCCCTTTCACGGCGATAATAGGGGTTCGAGCCCCCTTGGGATCACAAACAGGGCCTTTAGCTCAATCGGTTAGAGCAAACGACTCATAATCGTTAGGTTGCCGGTTCAAGTCCGGCAGGGCCCACTAACAAAGGAATATGAAATGAACAACGAACAGAAGTTAGAACAGATGATTGAAGTTGCAAAACACGTCCTCAAAGAGAATCCAAATGATACTTGGGTTGCAAAAGGATTGGTTGCAATGGAAGAAGAACTCAAAAGAATGCGTGGTCTGTCTGATGACAGACGAACACAGATAGGATAAATACTTACTCCCTATATCCCCGCCCGCTTGGGGTTATCCTCGGGGCACCGTTTTCGTGGTTGTTTTCGGTGCCCCACTTTTTATTTCACTAAACAAATTCGATATGATTAAAGGAAAAGACCTAACACTTGTAGAAGAATCCTACAACGAAGGATATGAGGCCGGTATCATGGATTTCATTCAGAGAATCAAATCTATATTCCCAATAGACGATGAACATTTTACAGCAATAGCGAGAGACTTAATTGATTCTGAATGAGTTTATCTCGTTCCTATTTTAGCTCGTCTTGGTATCGTTTTAGATAAACTCACTTCAACCAACTTATACTGAATCATTGATTGGACAATAATATATGGAATCCAAATAACATCGGAAACATAAAATGTTATTCCAAATTGGTTTCCAAATACATCACTTATTGTTGTTGTATCTATCAAATTTATTGCCCTCTCGGACATATAACATTCAGCGATTTGTATTTCCTTTTCTTGTAGTGCTATCGATTTACAATATGATTTGATACTATCCAAATTATCGAAGAACAATAATATGTTACCAGAAACAGGGGGAGCAAGTCTTCCAGTTATTTGTATTATCCGTATATCATCTTTGTTAAATATGGGATAGTAATACGGACCTAAAAATGGTCCATCATCAATGATTTCTTCTTCATCAATAAATTCATCACCAGCACCATCATCTTGTTGTTCTTCTTCAAACGCCGTATTTCTAAAACTTATCAATGATGTGTATTGCTGCGGAACATTCCCTACTCTATCTCCGTAAAGTATAAATTGCGATATTAGTGGAATAATCTCAGGATCGGTAAGTAAAGATGATTTTTTTACTATGGAATCCAATACTCCATAATAAATTGATTGTTCTTCATAATCAAAACGAAGTTCAGCACTATAAATTGTAGTTGTTATTTCTTGAACATCAAAGACGGTTAATCTTCTGAAATCATTATCTGTATATGGTATTTTTGCCATTGGTATAACCTATTGTATTTACTTCATTACTTTCTGCATAAACAGACTGTAACCATCCATGTCCTTAACTTCTATACCACCAGATTGTTGTGCCCATTTTTCTCTTTTGGCGAATAAGAATGTTGGTATGTTATTTTCTAATGCGGTTTTAACAAAATTAAATCCAATTTCACATCTGTTATCCCAATAAACATCAATTCTTTTGATATACCCAAGTGCATTATCTATGTATTGCTTTCGTGAGTATACCCGGTCTTCATATTCCTCATAATCATCCCTACCGTGCTGACCGTGAAAGTAATTGTAAGCACCACCTTTTAATGTATTGCCCATTTTGGCACCATCCAATTCCATCCGAACATTTTTACATTTGGAATCACCCACAAGTTTTGTATATCCCTCAATCTTTGTTCTTGCAACGGACATATAGTAACCATCTTCATATTTCTTACCAGGATCAACCCTCTGTCCAACTGGTATTGGTGCCAACTTAAATCTGTTCTGTCTAATGATAAGAGTTGCAGCATCTGGTGCTGTGAAGTGGTATACTATATCAGATATTCTTTCGGTTAGTATGTCTTTTAATTTTATCATCTTGGTTTATCCCATCCTATTGATTGTCTATATTGATCATAATTATTGATTACCCAATTTACCGCTTCTATTGCCCCACTTTGACCTTCGGTGGATGTCTGAAATAATTTCTTTTTATCTTTGGAATATATCGTATAAGTTCCCATTGTCTCATATATCAGAACAATATCTGTTGCAGTCTTACCATTGAATATGGTTTGATATTGGTCGTCTGATACATGGAAACATCGTATACCAGATGCACGGAATACTAATAGTGTTCCATCACCATAAATTGGATCACTTTCATCCATACCATACATATCAAAATCAGTAGGTGTAAATGCAAAGTTATATCCACCTGCTTTCTTTTCAGCTTGTTCACCTGTCCAAAATGTAGTCAATCCTAATTTCTTAAAATCCTTTACACCCCTAATGAATCCTTGACTTGCCATTCTTGCACCATCTATCATTCTTGTTCCATGAACTAACCACTGATTCTTAACCAATTCTGGGTTCTTCAAGAATATCCAAGACGGCATATACTCTGCTCCACCACCGTATAATGAATATAGTTCCTGAATATAACCAGGTTTGTTATTAAACACATCTTCATACCACTTGAGCACCAACTTATAGACACGTTTCTTTTTTGTTTCTAATTCTTTGAATGTTGAATACCTGATTAAAGTAGTGCCCAGAGTTCCATCATCGGAGAAATCATAACTACCCCACCATGTATCATCTGAATTTTCTATGAAATACTCCATCATGTTCCGATAACCTATCTTGCGGGCAACCTCACCAAACCTACCGAACTTACCAAAGGTGGTGTCCAATGTCCCATCAAGATACTTCCATAGTTTTACTATGTCGGTGTCTACATATTCCCGAAGAAGTGTCTGCTCAACCAAAGGTTTCAGTTTAATCATGGCCGCCCACCCCCACAGTACCTAGTATCATTGTCTCCAATGTCGATGTCGATTGTATATCCATCCCACACTCCAATTAAAATAATTCTTTCAAACGAATAATAGGAAATAGGAACCACATAGCATACCATATTATCACCGCATAGAGTGAATTATGAAATATGACTATGCCCCTTGTAGGACGACCCATCCAACGATTCATCATACCTACGGGTGTCCACCATAACCAAAACATATCACCGTATTCAACCATCGCCCGCAGACGACCAAGAAGAATATAGAATAGAACATCACACACACCCATCCACCATAGGTAAATAAATCCTAGCACCACCCATGTGTTCCAATGAGTGATAACACCTAAAAGGATAATAGTGAGTAATTGAACACTTGTTTGACCGATACGATACCTTACCATGTTTTCCCTCTTATCAGACCGTGCAACCGATTCATAACCGATTACATCCCATGCTGAGAATAGGGTCAGACCTAACCCCAAAACGAGTGGATAGGACAGATTAACCCATTGGGTGAGGGCAAGACCGAATATGGATAGGACAAGTGCGGGAAACGACCAATCCCTTTTAATTAGATTTATGAATGTACTCAAATCACCTGGCAACATATTATACTCCTATTAACATATTCATAAATATATCCATAGTTATGTTATATCCTCTTTTTATCATGTTATGGAGCAAGTTATGAGAACGAACACCGACACAATAATGTATGATACCAATGAACACTATGACCTTATATTTACACCGGCTGGACAGGTTGTTGGTCCTGAGGATGTGGTGAAGAACGAAAAATGTGAATGTGGTGACTGTAATGACTGCAATGATTGGGTGAGTGGCGATATTGTGAATTGGTGAGAACGGGTTGGTAGAATTATTCTATCCACCGGATAGTCCTTAGATCAAGTTTCCTATAGCAAAAAAATTGACCTCGAGCAGGAGACGGGTATGGCCGGCACCCCTAACCCCCTACCCCATAAGGATTTACGTTTAATTACCCCACCCCCCTACCGAGAGGGTAGTGTAAAACCCTATGCGCCATAGGTTTACACCCACCCCTAGATACCCCTATTTTTGACCGTTTTTACCCCTATATCCTTATTTAGACTAATTCCAAATTACACCCTATGCAAAATAGTGCTTGGATATGTCCCTAAAATACCTTATATTTGTATTGTAAGATGATGAACAACCAACGGATTCAGTATATGAAACACCTCAAAACCGGCGTAACTACCTTATTTCTCATGGTGTTATGTTACGGTGTTACCGTGCCAACCCCTAAAAATATGGTCAAAGACAGTACATATACCGTAAAAGTATTAGTAAAAAAAGTAAAATAATGCTTTGATCTTACGAAAATAGTCCTTATATTTGTAGAGTAAGTTAATAACAACCAATAGGAAAACGACCATGAGACAGACCAAATCAACCTCCGTAGAATACACCGTAACAGTAACAGGTAGAGACCGTGACGGATATTTGTCCAGTGAGACTGGTTCATTCGTTGCAGATACCCCTCGTAATGCTAAGGACATGGCTCTTTCCTTTACCAGTCTTATGGGTGCTTCAGTAGAACATTGCCGTAAGGTGGATGAATTTGCTAATGATTATATGGGCTTTATGACTGTTATGCCTACTGTTGATGATGATGCTGATGGTGATGATAATGTATGGTCTATGTTCTAATCATTACCTGCATATAGTATTACAGTATTATTATTTTAGTTACCGAGAACATTATGAGCACATTCAATATACAAGACCGTATCGCCAAAGGACAAGAAACTGTTTTAAGTTTATCTGCTGAATGGCGTAACCTTAATGCTGAGATAAAGGATATGCAGAAGAACATACGATGGAATCAAAGAAGACAGAAGGATATTGAGAAACTGTTAAGTGAAGTGCGTGAGGAACTTTTCATTCTCTCTAAACTACGAGACGCTAATTGGCAAGAAGTGTTAGACGATAACTTTGCTGTTGCAGCTTAATCATTATTATTTTACTTACCGAGAACATTATGTTAGACAGACCAAGAACCGAACATACATTAACACCTCCAACAGCAGAGGAATGGCGATTGCGTAACCGTGAAGCCCGTGCTAAGAAACAAACAGAGTTAGCTGAAAAGATAGCTGACCGTATTACACAGGCGAACTGTGAGACTATTATGCTGATAGCTGGTGAGATAAGTAGTGTGGCTCACCGCATTCAATTATACAAGAAACATGATGTAGAGTTTCCGGGTTCATATATCATTGAACTGCAGAACCATATCCATGAGTTGCAGACTTATCTTGTTCGTTTAGAAGAAACCGCTATTGGAATGCATGACTAATCATTGTCAGTATAGTATTTTTATTTTAATTACCGTAAGGAAACAACCATGAACTTGAACCAAGAAGCCGAATTGCAAAGTGCTATTACACACTATGAGAACCTTGTTCTGCAAGTTATGCAGGTAGATGCTCAGATGAAACTACTTGCTATCAAACGAAGTAGATTGATTGAGGATATGGAACAACACCATAGTGAAAATATAGGTGAAGACTATTACTTGGCTGGCTACTATGAGGATCTTATTGCTGAGGATGAAGATGAACCAGACTATGTAATTCATCGTGACGAAGAAGATGATGATGATGGTGAATAAACCATAGTAGTATTATTTTATTTACCGATGGAGAATGTTATGAAAACGAAACCAAGTTTAAGTATAAATCCCTACAACGGCCTTGTTGAGTATAATTATGGAACCGATGTTCTTGAATTTATCCGTGAGGATATTGAACAGATTTGTAGTGTAATACTCGATGATGCCGATCTCAATGTGATGCGTCTGCAACAACGCAAATGGAAATGGTGGTATCTAAATTTTCAACCCCATATACCAGGTAGTCATACAATCCTGTTACAATACAGAGAAGAACCTGATTCGACTATTCTTGCGATTGGTAAGGATGAGGCTGAGTTATTACGGTCATTCATTGAACCAATAACCGAATCGATAGCGTGTATCGCAGACTATTATTCTTGCGATTGGTAAGGATGATGCCAACTAACAAAGTAAAATAATGCTTGTATATGTCAGAACTATTCCGTATATTTGTATATTCAAAATGAGAAACAACCTATGAAAAAGAAACAAGAAACATTCTATCGTCTTACTATCAAAAACTCCATAGATAATATCCATGAAGAATACATGGAACCGTTGGCATACCATACGGAAAGTGCTGCTCTTGATAGGGCATATCATTTGCTCGAAGAGAGAGGTGGTATCGGTAGTATGATGCAGGTGGACTGTGACTATATGTTCTGGTCACAAGACAATACATTGCAGGTGGATGTGAAACCCATACTGATATAATGCCACCTAACAAAGTTAAAAAGTGCTTGGAATTGACAGAAAAATTACTTATATTTGTATATCAAAGTTTGACAATAAAAACACGGTAAGTAAAAAACAATTAACAACATCTTACTTACCACATTTACAATACCCTATTACAGGAGTGCTACTATGGCTAAGTCCACATCATCAACCCCAGTTTACGCTCGTTCAAATGGCCAGAAGGTTGCTATTGCAACTATGAACGAAAACCATTTGCGTAATGTTCTTTTGAACTATGTAAACAACGGTAAACCTAATGGACGCAAAACAACATGGACATCATCTGATGGAAAGAGAGTTTCTATCGCATCCATGAATGTTGGCTATCTTCGCAATGCACTTGCTTCTATCGTTACCCCATCCGGTAAAATTAGAACAAGTACAACATCACGCTAATCATGCGTGATTGATAGGTGAACCTAAGAGGACTCTAAGAGTCAATGGTTGGCAGTAACCTATCTGGTCGGACATGATGGAAGGCAAGTTTACGGTTTCGTTTACTGATGGTTTCGATTACCTCCATGTCCGCAAATGAACTCCTTAGAAATAATACCGGTGTAGACGGCACGGCTGATGGCTCCCCTGCCACAATCTATAAGGCTCCTACATCGGTATTTCTTTTTTATTTACCGTAAGGAATAACAACCATGAGCAAGAAGAAGAAAGAACAGAAAGAGGAAACAAAGGAAAAGAAGAACTATGAAGCAGAAGTAGTATCTTGCTACTTTAGCGATTTAATCCCCAGTGGTGGTAAACAACCATTCCATACAATTAAGATAAGACGGTAACTATATTACATATACAGTATAAGGAATAACAACCATGCCTAACGGAATCTATCTAACACTTGAACAATACAAAGACAAAGACTTACCGCTAACAATAACGGTAAACGGTAATACATACCATTCTCAATTTGCACTTGCTACTGCACAAACTACATACTTTGAAATGGGTAAACAACAAGGCATGGAATTGGGTAGTGACAATACCTATTCCGATAATGAAATGTCTAATATGCATGATGCATGGTTTGACGAAGGATATACGAAAGGATATGAAGCCGGATATGACGCTGGCATAGACCGTGGAATTGAAAAGACACTACAAGACGATCGTGTGAAAGAAGAATTGGAACGAACTAAACAGACATGGTATGCTGAAGGTAAGGAAGCAGGATATGGTGATGGTTACACTGATGGTAAGAAAGAAGCAACGCTTGAGAAAGTAGACCAATTTAATAAAGGATATGAGATTGGTAAATATGAAGGATATGAAGCCGGTAAGAAAGCCAACGGTTATACAGTAGATGATATAAAACAATTACATACCGATAATGAATTTACAAGAAAGATATGGTATGACAAAGGAAAGGCAGAAGGATATGATGTTGGTTACAATGATGGATATGAACAATGTAAACATGACGGTATCAGTAAAATAAACTTGAATACCGAATCAGTTGAACAAACAGAACTATCAAAAGAATACGATAAAGGATTTACCAAAGGATATGCT